ATTGAAAAAAAAGTAACAGAAATTATCTATAAAATTAATGGGAAATACTATCATCAAAATTCAATTGTATTAAATAACACTGTAGTAGGTAATACAAATCCCATAAAATTAACCAAAAAAGCGTACAAATCAATAACAGAAGATATGTTTGAATGGATTCTTAGAAGAAGCCTTATAGAATTAAATATTAGGTGATGAACATGCCACAGGATATTTGTAATCACTGTCTTCGAACAATTGAAGATAATGATGTTGAAATTTTTAGGGGTAATAAGTATCACACTGAATGTCTTAATATGCTCACTGTACGCTGTGTCAATTGTGGTACAAGACTCCTTAGAATAGAGTCACACGAATTCCATGATCAAGTTTATTGTGAAACTTGTTTTAATGTCCTAACTTGTATTTGTGATAGATGTTCAGAAAGAATTTTTTGCACAGATGCATATCAGGACTCTTATGGAGATTATTACTGCCATGACTGTTTTGAAGAAAGATATGATGATGACTCTGACGATGATTCTGATGATGACTCGGATGATTGTTGCTATTTAAAGACTCATCCACGCACTCATCCTTATGTTACAAAGATATGGAAACATCGAAAGAAAATAAGAACCTTTGGAGTAGAATTAGAAACTAACTCTAACTTTGAAACTCCGAGATACTTTTCCAAGGTATTTGATGGTAGTATTAATGGTAAAGAATATGTGTCGTATATATTACCATATAATGAAATTGGTTTTAGAGTGATAAAAAACTTTGAAAAAGTAGCTAAAGATAATTCTGTCCATGTTGGAAACGATTGCGGGTATCATTTGCATCTTGGAGGCTATCGAAATACTTATATTAATATTAAGAAAGTATGGCTTGGTTACTTGATGATGGAAAATTTATTCTTTAGTATGGTACCACAAAGCAGAAGAAAGAGTTCATATTGTTATAGATTTTCAAAAGACTATACTGTAGATAGTATACTAAGGCAAAATAATTTACCGAGATTATTATCACATTTTTATGAATCGCAAATTAGAATTAAGAAAAATACACCAAAAGATAATTACCATCGTAAAAGATATTATTTTGTTAATCTTCATGTTTGGCTATCGAGACAAACTATCGAATATAGACTTCACTCTGGAACTACTAATTCCGAAAAGATTCTATTATGGGCTGAAATAAACAAACGATTTACTGATTGGCTTACATCGAAAACAACATCAATCAATGATGTATTATCATTAACAGAAGAGAAGTTCTATAAAATAGTTGGTAATAAACTAAAAAATTACATACTTAAGCGAATAAACAAATTCGGTAGAGCCAAACATGAAACGATAATAATCAATGAGAGGTGATTTAAATTTGTCAAATACATTTAATTAAAACATACAAAAAAAACAAAGATGGAAAACTAACTTCTGAAAAGCTAAACGATGAAGATGCACGAGCGTTTAATACACTCATGCTCCAGGGAAGTAAAACTAATAATGATTCGTTTGGGTATTTTACGCCTGAACGAACAAAAAGGATAGCTAATGAATACAAATCAAGAAGTTATCAAGATATTATAAATGCCCCTTTTGTAGTTGGGCATAATCGATTTTCTACTAAAGGAGCAAATACAAAAAAGAATGCACATCCATTCCAATCAAATAGATTCATTTGGGTACACAATGGAATTATAAACAATGATGAACAACTTAAAAAACGATTCAAGTTAAAAATAAAAGCAAAAGTAGATTCAGCGATCATTGGACATGTAGTAGAGCATTACGCTAAAAAGGAAAAATCTATTGAGAATGCAATAAAATCTGCAATTGAACAAATATCAGGTGATTACTCTGTATTTCTATATGACAAAATAACAAGGAGATTATTCTATTTTAGGAACTCATTGAGAACATTTGAAACCGCTTTGCTATATGAAAAGAAAAACAATCGATATATTCTAATTGGCTCAACAAATGGAGAGAACATAGATAAAGTATATACAAAACAACTCCTTGGATTCAATATCAGGAAAGCAGAAGTGCTATCAAGAAAAACGATAATGCCCAACGCCCTATTTGAAGTGAATGGAAATGGATTTGAACATCTAGCTAATTTTACACCAGCTAAAAATGCATATCTATATCCATATAACTCTTTTTATAATGAAAGAGCGAATTCATGGGAAGATGATCTTATATACAGAACAAACGAAAATTACACTGATTGTGGAAATATGACCGAACAAGAAGAAGTACTTAATTATAATATTATAGAAAGATTAAGATCTATAGTAGAGAAACTTGGTTTTGATCTGATAGTAACTCCGCAAGTGGATATACTTGAAAATAACACTGAACATGTATCTGGTGTATTTATATCTGGAAAAGATACTGAAGAATTTATGGATATATATAATGAATATTTTACTGATTTAAAAGACTCAACAATGGATGCAAATAGTGTAATTACTTTCATAAATGATGTCCAAGATTATTATGAGAGAGCTATCTAGTAAAGAGGGATAATTATGTGTGCAAAATCTATATGTCAAAAATCGTTTACAGCCTATATAAAAAAAGGACTTCAAAAGTCTAATATCGTTATAAAAGATAAAGATAAGCTTCGATACGAAATAACTAGAAAATTACGAGTAGAATCAGATTATGGATTGTATGTTGAGTATCATTTTAAGATACGATCTTTGGAATCATCTTCTTATATTCCATGTGATATATTCCATTATAAGATCCCTACCATTGACTCTCTCTCTGTTAATGGGATTGAACGCATACTTAGTAATAGTATAATTACCTCCTGTAAACTTTCGAGTTCATATAGCAGTAAGATAGTACTAAGACTTAAAATAAACTTAAATGAACTAAGTAAAGCACTTCGAATGCTCAATAAGGCCATGACATCAATTGTTCCTGAGATAATAGAAAAAACTATAACTTATAGAGGTGATTAAATGTTTATTATTTTTGAAGAGACTGTATCTAAAAATAACACAAAATATCTTGTTGTATCGATTAATCTTGAAAAAGATAAACTCTATAAACATTACCAAAATCATTACTTTGGCATAGCAACTAAAATGTCCGGGACTTCAAAAAAGTACTATATACCTACACTTAATGACTGCATTGCAAAATCGAGTGGTTTAAAACACCTTGATTATGTATATGATTATTCCATTGATATTTCAAATTACACAGCCAATGAAATCGAACAATTGAAAAAAGAATTAATCCAAGGAATCGAAAGACTTAACAAAGAAAATAAAGAATTTTATCAAAGGTATGTTAAACCTGTTAAACTTTCTGGAATGTTTCAAGTAGACTTTAAAAAGAACAAAATTAAACTACTTAAAAAAGATAAATCTAAGACCTCAAAAAAAAGAAGTAAGCAACTAAAGAAGGAATCAAAATGAATATAAAGTAGATGTTCCACTATGGACAGACATTCAAGTAATAGTTGATGCGAAAAACAAATATGAAGCAATGGACTTAGCTGTAACTAAACTCTTTAATCAAGATAGACCAGTAGAACAAAATGATCTCTTATTTGACTTTGATAGATTCACTGATGATTGTTTATATGATCATACAATAGATGCCTTTGTTAAAGAAATGAAAAAAAGAAAATAAGGAAACATACTTAAAGAGATGTACTTAACTTAAGCTAAGATAAACAATTTATAAAAGTATCTTGAAAAATATAGTAAAGATAGTACAAGTTAGCCCTCACTTCATTTATCACTTTAATTTTCTTTATTTGGTTGATTGTATGACATCTCAATTGGCATATACCATAAGAAAAGCTAAATACTTTGCAGTATCTAATCGAATGGCTTGTAAGACCATTGGTTCTAGCCTTTATTTTAAAGTAGGAAGAGAAGAAGTCATACTTTACGAAGATGGACGAGTAAGCTGTACATGTAAGAATCAAACAATAAATTCTAAATTTGGATCTTATTGTGCTCACATATTTGCAGCCATTTGGAAATCAATTGAACTATGTAAAGACATAAGGAAGGTGTAATAATGAGTCAAACTTGTTTTCCTATAACCTGCATAGGCAAAGCAGATATAATTAATACATTCAAAAGCAGACCAAACTTTGAAAAAATAAAGGCACGAGTAGAATCATTAACAGATTCCGAAATGGAATACTTAGCAAGCAAAATGGCAGATGATTATTGTAATCAGCTATTTTGGTCTAGCTTAGAAATAATATTTAATGATCTTTATGTAAAATGATACTATGAAAGTAGAATGCTTAAAATCTGTAATTAGACTCAAATTCCATAAGTTTGTCTTAATACTTGATGTCATTGAAGATGAACTATATCTAAGTGGAAATCGAATAGACAAAAACAGGTCAGTTAGAACATATAATAAAGCATATATAAAAGAAAATACATGCAAGTATCCTAAGAAAACCATTCTTCAATTAGCTTTTAATAATGAAGTCTTAATTGTAGATTATTCTGATAGTGGTAAATTCTACTTCCGTTATTGGAATTCCATAAAAAATTTCTACAAATGGAGACATGAAGCCACTGATACTTATATGTTTAAAAAGGACTGGAAAACTAAAAATAAAGTCTTTTTTAAAAATGACTTTACAATACCTATATATACTTGGGAATCCAAGACTGAACCACAAAATAAGGTTACTACATATGAAACCAATATTAGTTAAAGAAGTAACAAGCAAAGCTGGTGGAATAATCAAAGTTATATCATTTAGCTCTGACATGTATCAAGTGATATCTGGATATCTAAATGATCTTAATGAAATGAATGTCATTAGAGATGTTAGATTGCATGTTTCAGAACCGGAATTAATATATGATGAAATAACAAATTCCAAAGTATTTTTGCTTGCTTTGAATAAATGGAATTTTTCAACAGAACTCGAACATAGGTCAATGTAAATGTACAATATGTATTGCGCTATTGGGATTAATAAGAATTCAAACTATAAGATAGAAAAAGTTGTTACTACAGACTTAAATGTAATACTATCCTTTGATATAATCATTGCATTTACAATTATTAAATATACTCGTAAAATCAAAGCCCATATGGACTATGATACTTATTTAGACTACTGGTTTAAAACACATGATGAAAATGTAATAGTAAATAGATCTTTAAATAACATTAATACACAAGCATATACACTTAGTGAATTAACTGAAATAAGAAATCTAATAACGAGAATAGATTCATATACTAAAGACATATACATAAAGAAAAGACTTAGAACACTATATACAAAGCTATTCGGTGGAATCAATTAAATTATCTGATTATATCTATTTGATAAAGTGTGCTAACTGCAAATCATTTAGATTTTTCGAAATTCGAAATAAACCACCAACGAAGGTTACTTGTTTGAATTGCAATAAGAGGCTGACTTTCTTGACTAAGAAAGGATATCTTAACTCTATGGTCGTAATCAAACGAATAGAAAAATATAAATACTATCAAATACACAATAAAGGCCTATTAATGAAAAAGATGATTGGTGATCAATAATGGATGAAGTACAACTTAAAAACATGAAGCAGGCAATGATAGAAAAAGGAAACTGGAAAGAAGTATCCAAAATAAACAAGATGTTAGAAATGCATGGATACAAAATCAAAGGTGATTAAATGCATTTTAGTTGGGCAGTACAGCAGATGAGAGAAGGAAAGAAAGTAAGACGCAAAGCATGGGATTCTCCGGAAAAAATAGATTATATTAAAATAAACAAAAATACTAAAGGACTCATTACGAATAATGCAGATGATAGAATCTTCTATCTATCAGATTATGACGCGACAGATTGGGAACTCTTTGAAGAACCAAAAACTTTAAGTGATATTGTAATCAATGATTCTGATTATGAATACATCTATGCTCACTACAAAGAAAAAGATATCAAGGAGTTCATTAAAAAGCTAGAGAAAGAATTTTGTGATGGGAATTTACAAAGCACAAAAGAAATACGAAAAAAGCTTTATGAACTTGCAGGAGAGAGATTTAAATAAGCTCTAAAATCATATATTACATATTTGGAGGACTAATAGCATCTGCTATCCAAATATCGTTTATGGATATGATATTGGCATCCATCATACTCATAAGCATGAACATAATTTATGATTATAATCAAAAAAAAAGAAATAAGGTGATAACATGCAGGTAAAAGGAGTAATTAAAGCAGTAGCGAGGGAAGCCAAAGAATTCGATGGTATCAAGAAACGAGGAGTATTAATTTCGAATGATACCGGAGAGAAATGGTATGATGTAGTCTATGAGGATTCCGAAAAAGACTATGACAAATTATTTGACTCTATTTATGTTAGAGGAAATGAAATAGAAGCAGAAGTCGAAGGAGCAAAAAACTTAACTATCGTAACTGTTACAGGAAAGCAAGAACTTTCTTCTAAACCTAAAGGAGATAGTTTAACATTTGACGAATTGCTAGCTGAAGCAAGGAACAAGTATCCTGATCTTTGCATGCATACTATTGAAAGCGAAATTATACAGAATGTCTTAGTATCAGACAAAATGGGAAATCAAAAAGAAACAACATTAGCCATATCGAAAGTAAGATTAATTACTGATAGAACAACAGAAGCCAAAGTTGTTGAGGCAATAGGAGATGCGTGTTCCCAAAATGTAAATAAGGAAATAGCACCATCATTTATAAGAATGGCTCAAACTAGAGCTTACTCACGAGCATTAAGATTCCTATTGTGTAAAGGAGTAACAGAGGCAGAATTAAAATGAAAATATTGCTCCCCAAGCAAATCGAGACTTGTTTAATACCTTCAAGTTATAAGACTATTGGCTATAAGGAAACAGAAGACTTGCTTAATTATAAAGATGAATTTGATTGCATTGTTACTTATCCAATCGATGGTGCTAAACTTAGCTTGATCGAACATTTCTCTAAAGCCAAAGAATTTATAGTACTTGGATCCGGTAAAGAGAACATTGATTATGAAACTGCTAAGGACAAAGGAATAAATGTAATCTCTCTTGAAGGAGTAAACGAATATGCTGTTGTCGAATGGTTAATATTTCATTATCTTTTGTATAAAAGACAATTAGATGTATACGGAACGATAACAAAACCAACTCTTAATTTTCTTAAAGAGAGATATTCTCAAACAATCCCGGTTATTACAGGACTAGGCTTTATTGGATTTGGTAATATAGCTAATAGATTCTTACAGTCAATAGAATTAGTACATACACAGGTCTATTACTTTGATCCATATGTAACTAAAGATATTGGAATAAAAGTAAATTCTATTAATGAAATATTTAAGAATTGTAGTGTTATCATAGTTTCAGTTCCTTTTGTTAAAGAAACTACAAACTTAATAGATTCAAACTCACTTAAAGATGTATCTCATAAGATTGCTCTATTATCGATTTCACGATATGAAGTAATAAACTGGGAATCATTGATTCCTTATAAGAATAGGTTTAACTTTATTGCTCTTGATTGTCTTCCAGATGAATACTTGATGCTAAAGAAAAATACTAAAATAAATAATAATCTTGCTGTATTTGAAATAGCTAAAACAACCCCAGTAGCAATTACTCCGCATATTGCAGGAAGAACATTTGAAACAAATCTTAAAATAGCTACAGAACTTAATGGTCACTTTCTTGGCAAATGGAATGCGAAAAACTTCCCTAAGGTTCAGGATTATATTAAGAACTTGTCTATTATAGAATTGCATAATCTAAATGAACAACTCTATAATAAGACAAAGACGAAGTCGATTTTAAATGCAAGAGATGAAGCTAGAATAAAACTAGAAGGAATTATAAATGAACAAACGAAACTCAGCACTTACAAGACTAAGAACATTAAGTAAGTATAATATTCCTGGTTCCATGCTCAAGAGACCAAAAAATGCAATTTATATTAGCACCGCCAATGATCTAAGACATGAACTTGGAAAATTTATGATCTGTTGGATGCTAGCTAATGGAACGAATATAGATTACTATTGGAAAGATGTTAGAAAATCCATTCTTCAGTTTTGTAAACTCGATCTAAGCGAATTTACTTTTCCAAATGAATCCAAACAATATATAACCGAAGCAGTAGATCGTAATCATAAACGAAGAGATATAGTTGTGCTCGATGATGATCAAGCTATAGAAGTCGTGTATAAACATAAATCTCGAAAGTTACTTTCAGAATATAAAAAAGCCAATGTAGATTATTATGAAATTTAAACCTAATGCAAAGACAAAAGGTCCAAATTACAATTATAATGATCGACATAGGATGCATATTATAATGATCTCAAGATTCGGTAGCAAGAGTAAAGACATACGATTGGTTACTCTTACAAAGGGAGAGGAAAAGCAAATAGATGATGGTGTACTTAACCTAGCAGATATCGTTGAAGACAGCCTTGACTTAGGTTCTGGAGACTCTTGGTCTGAAATCGAAGTCAATAATCAAAATATTAGTACATTTACTGAATTGTTATTTCTATTAAAGAGTATTGAAGACAATAAAGATTACTCTATACTAACAGTAAAAAGGAGAGAATAATATGCCAATTCCCATTGATCCAAATCGAGATCCGCTATATGCTTGTCGAATATGTAATGCTATCTATAGAGGAATAACTGCTGCAAGGAACTGTGAAGAATCACACTTGAAAAAAAGCGATTGAAAATGATAAAAACAAATAAGCAAATATTGAGAAAAGAAATATCAAGAGACCTAAAAGACGGTATTGAGACCGTGAAAAATAAGTATTTCGAGCAAATGGTAATTACAGATGATGAGTATAACGAAATTTACAATATTTTCTGCGATGGAGATTATGAAATGGCATATTATGCCGGATTAAGTGTTGATATCTATGGAGACATTGTTTCAATTGATATAGATACCCTGATAACTGCGTTGGCTGGGTGTATCAAAGATACTTCTATGATAGACGAACAATACAATCGTAGTATCTTTATTCAACTTAGAAAAAAACTAATCAAGTGGAAAGGATATACTCTGTATATTGAAAAGGCGATGAATGACAAAAAAGGTGAATGAAAAAATGAATGAAGAACGGAAAGATAACTATGACTTTGTTGGCAATTGTGCTTTTTTTTTGCGATTGTGATGTGTTTTTTTCCTCGCAAAGCCTAAGAGGAAATCAAAGTTTGCGAAGGTAAATGAAAAAAAAGTAATGAAAACAGGTGGAATTGATGAATGACAAAATAATAACACAAGAGGATTTGGATGAAAACAACAGCCTTGATGAACTAAAATATGATGGTGGGCGAATTATCTTTGGAGAAAATTTAGGGGTTGTGAAAATCAAAAAATCGTTAATCTGTAAATTTTCTATTTTTGCAAAAGCAGGCACTGGCATCGAAGCAGGCGAGGGTATCGAAGCAGGCGATGGTATCGAAGCAGGCTGGAGTATCAAAGCAGGCGAGGGTATCGAAGCAGGCTGGGGTATCAAAGCAGGATGGGGCATTAAAGCAGGCTGGGGTATCAAAGCAGGCTGGGACATCGAAGCAGGCGAGGGTATCGAAGCAGGCTGGGGTATCAAAGCAGGCTGGGGTATCGAAGCAGGCACTGGCATCAAAGCAGGCAATGGCATCGAAGCAGGCTGGGGCATCATAACATTATTTCGTGGCAGGATAATTGCAAATTTCATTTCATGCCATAGAATAGCTACCGGACTACATATCCATGAAGAACAGGAAATCAAAGCAGAAATCAGGAAAGGAACTATTATTTTAGGGAAGGTGTCTAAACCATAACACAAACAACAACACACTCGGAGTAATCTTCTTGGGCTGAGGGGGGTGCATCTAACCCCCCTCACTATTGAAAAAGACACAAAAAAAAGAAAAAGGCGATGAAAATGAATGAAAAATGGAAAGATAACTATGACTTTGTTGGCTATTTTTCAGAAGGGCTTGCAGAGGTTAAAAAGAATGAAAAATATGGATTTAACAATAAGAAAGGAAAGACTGTAATTCCATTAAAATATGACTATGCTGATTCCTTCTCAGAAGGGCTTGCATTGGTTAGAATTAATGAAAAACATGGATTTATTGACAAAAAAGGGAAAATCGTAATTCCATTAAAATACGACTTTGTTGACTCTTTTTCAGAAGGATTGGCAGGGGTTGAAAAGAATGGAAAATATGGATTTATTAATAAGAAAGGGAAAATTACAATTCCTTTAGAATATGACCTTGCTGGCTTTTTTTCAGAAGAAGTAACATGGGTTAAGAAAGATGGAAAATACGGGTTCATTAACAAGAAAGGTAATGTTATAATTCCATTGAAATATGATGATGCATGCCATTTTTCAGACGGGCTAGCATGGATTAAGGAAAATGGAAAAGAAGGATTTATCGATAAGAACGGGAAAGTAGTAATTCTATTAGAATATGATCAGGTTTATACTTTTTCAGATGGGCGTGCATTGGTTGAAAAAGATAAAAAATATGGATTTATTGATAAGAAAATGAAACTCGTAATTCCATTGGAATATGAGGATGCTGAGTCTTTCTCAGAAGGACTTGCACGAGTTAGAAAAAATGGTAAAGATGGATTTATCGACAAGACTGGAAAAATTGTAATCCCATTAGATTACGATGATGTTGGTCCTTTTTCAAATGGAAAGTCCTGGGTTCTGAAAAATGGTAAAGAATATTTTATTGATAAAAAGGGAAATGTAAAATGGGACGAGTAAAGGGAATGTTTAAAAAAAAGGCGATGAAAAAAAAGGTGATTGAATGGCAGAAGACCTAGTAAATCATCTACCTCACTATGAGAAAGGCGGGATTGAGACAATAGATTTTATTAAGGCGAAAGGATTGTATAAAGATTTCTACCTTACCCAATGTCATCAAATATATTTCAAGAGCAAAGTATAAGAGAAAGGAGCTTGAAGACCTTAAAAAAAAAGCAAAATGGTATCTAAAAAGGGCAATCTCATTATTAGAAAAAAAACTGAAACATCAGGCTCTGTAGTCTAGTGGACTAAGACATGGGAATAGTAGATACCCCCAAGACTCTGGTTCGAATCCAGACGGAGCCTTTAAGAAATAGGAGGAATGACTATGGCATTAACATTCGAAGAAACAAAAGAAATGGAAGAACTTAAGCAATTACACAAAAAAGAACTTGCAGAGATATCATTGCAAAATGCAAAAGAAGAACACGAAATGAAAATGAAACGACTAGAACTAATGCTTAAGATAGCACAGGCAGGTGGAATCTTTAAAGAAGAAGAAAAAAATTAAATACACAAGCGATTAAAATGGATTTTCTAGTGTATCTTGATTATGTCGATTTAGACCTACAACCCAAGCTAATTGATAAGGATGACAAGAATCGATATGCGCGAGCTTCTTTTCTGTCAATTGATAAAGTTTTTAAGGTAAAGAAGTCTTTATATTTGTTTGAAATTAACGAAAAAATTGTCATAATCGATACTGCCAGTATGAAAGCACACTGTTCCTGTATGGATTTTGCTAGCAGACGACATAGTAAAAATCGATACTGCAAGCATATTTATCGTGCAGTAAGATGGTTAGTTGAGTCAAAAGATAAATCCATTAAGATAACTTCAAATCAATTTGTTATTGAAAGATTCTCTAATCTCAAATTCCTTCGTTAGAGCGATTTTAAGAAACTTTTATCTTTAATTGATCAAATATATGTAATTAAGATTAAATTTCCTGTATGGAGCTAATATTAGCTATAGTAATGAACTCTAATGTTTAAAAGAAGGACATGCTTAAAAATAGACTAGATGATATTCATAAATAAGGAAAAGATTAAGAAACAAATTGAGAAATTGTATAACTTAAATGTAGACATAGCCCTTAAATTCATTACTATGAAAAAGGAACCAACGATTAGGGACATGCTATATATTAATCGATTAATCGAAAGTATAATCAAAAAACTAAGAGAGGCGACTGAAGATGAATGATGATAATGCAAGGACATTAGCTATTGAGATATTGGATCTCTTCGAGGACTTGCTAAATCAACATGATATAACTATTCCTAGTCCAGATAGATGTGGAAACCAAGAAGAAGCCAGACTGTATGGAGATATATACTATGCTCTTGAAGATCAAATAACAGACCTAATAAAAAGAAACAAGAATCTTAAAAATAAAGTTTAGTGGTAGTCCAATGAAAGAAGTTATAATCTTAAAAGAGTCAACTGGAGTTATTCGAGAAGCTAGAGATATCTTCAAAAATATCAAGGAAATGAATATAGATTATGCTCAAGAGAACTTTATTGTCTTTTTCCTTGACTCCAAAAATAAGATTATCAATGCTGAAGTATTATTTAAAGGTGGCTTAAACTCTTGCCTAATCGATCCTAAGACAATATTCAGAATAGCATTATTACATAACTCAAATGGGATAATCGTGGCTCACAATCATCCCTCTGGAGATCTAACGCCCTCTGATGAAGATAAGAATATCTATGAGTCACTACAAATGTCAGGAGAGTTCTTAGATCTCCGTTGTATGGATTCGATCATATTCAATGAAAAAGAATATTATTCAATGAATTCCAGCAAATAGATATATATAATTAACTTTACCTTTAATACATAATGTCCTCGCAAAAAGATCTGGTTGAAATTCCAAAGCCACTTTGGGATCTTGCCATTACTGTTATCGATGAAGCTACATCTACTGAATTGTTTAAATATATGCCTGTTACGGAGTTTAGTTTTACTAGACTATACGATAAGGTAACTATCAGGGCTTCGTTCGATTTAATGACTTTGGAAGATCTAACTATTTTAGATAAGTATGTTACTGTTCTTCTTCCTAAATCCAAAGGCATAGTAAAAGAGAAATTGAATAAATCGAAACAATATATCTGTGATCATTATGTCAATGATTGAATGGTTAATGCTGTTAGCTACTCTGCTATTTATAATTTATTTTTCAGATACCATTCTATGGATATTCTTTTGGATTCTTATCATAATCATATTTGGAATCTGTGGAATAGTATCTTTCATTGGTGGTTTGTTTGATTGATGTAAGACATAGACTATGCAATAGACCGATTGACTATCATAGAGATTATACCTCTTTTTCAAATAAATCTCCGATCCATGCAAGGAAAATGAAAGATGGAACATTCGAAGTTACAATTTATGACTGGACTTTTAAATTAACAGAAAACCAGAGATGTGTATTAGTTTGGAAACTAAACAAAGCGTAATCAAACGAGTAAAGCAATGGATGCTTGAAATGTATGATGAGGCTACTAACTCCAGAATACAGAATTACAATGATCTAAAAAAATATGAAGAAGGTGGAGCTAAGATTAATGCACTTAATGATTTATGGAAGAAGTTTACTAAAGAATTTGTAGACTAGTTTAATCGATAGTTAAATTCTTTTCCGATTCGTTTGATGTTCACGCTATTCTCAAGGATGTGTAATCTGTTCATTAGCTTCTTGGTAGAATCGATTGTTATCCCTAAATTGTATGCTAGTTCATATACGCTTATATAACGATCGCTGTGAGACTTTAAGTATTCTAAGGCTAATTGTTCCTTTTCTTTCCATTCTTCGCTGTAATGGCTTGTATCGACTCCCTGTACTGTATCCTTAATGACTATTAACTTTACCGGAGTATCTTTGTCTAATTTATCATAAGAAGTATAAGGAATTGAGATTCTGGTTCTTCCATCGGATCTCTTTCGTATGATCCCATTTATGTAAGTTACATCATCCATACAGATATTTAAAAACTAATCTTTAAAAACCTTTTTTGAGGTGATTGCATGTTTGGAGTAAAACAGAAAATTAAATGGTTAAGTTCGAATACAACAATGGATATAGAGAAACAATTCGATGAATTCTTCGAATCTACAATAGTAGCTGGAATACTCGAAGTAACTCCTTTGGTTAAAAAAGATGGAAGAATATCTAAATTCATGCTTGTAGTTCGATATATACCAAAAAGTTGATCTTATGACTTTGTGTATCAAATGCAGAAGGAATCCAAGAGTAAAAGGAAGAAGAGTATGCCAAAAATGTATAAATAAATCTAAAAGATTACTTTATGCAACTGATAAAGAATTTCGAGAAAGAGAATCGAAACGAAATATAAATTATCAGCGTAAAAAGATTAAGAACGATCCTTCCTTTAGAAAACACAAGAGAGAGTATACTGCTTACTGGAGATCTAAACATAACGATAGATATATTTTCCTTCAGGCAAGATCTGCATTCAATCGATTAAGCCCTTATTACCGTAAGAAATTTCTTAAGGAATTTAACTTACATTTGAATATACTTTAAAGCTAGAGATACTAGAATGATATGTTCCGGAAGCTATTACTACTTTTGCCTGTAGAGTCCATGTTCCTGTTTGATCTAAATCTCCTGCAACTGAAGTACAATATATTTTACCATCGGTACCATCTGTTTCAAATATGCCAGATTTTGTAATAATTGTTCCATCTGGCTTTTGAAATATTATTTCTTTTGTTGTTGCACCTGAGATATCTTCTGCTGTTGTTCCATTTTTTATAGTTAGCAAAAACTTTGTTCCTATATCATTTAAATGTATTTCTTCTACCATTATAATTCCACCTCAAATTCCTTTTGTTTGTCAATATATACTGTGATACTCCTTTCTTTATCGATATATAAAGTATATGAAACTACATCTATAGATTCCATTATCATAAAATTGGAAGTTTTGGTTATACTATTTGTTCCTTTGACTATGAAATCAGATGACTTTTGGATGCTATAAACTGCATTGATTATAAAATCGGATGTCTTTTCTATTACTCTTGATGCGTTAATATAAATATCAGAAGTCTTATTGATATTTCGTGTTCCCTTTATGGTTAAATCTGAATTTAGTGAAAGGTCAAATGCACCCTTTATAACAAAATCAGAGTTTAGATCTAATGATTGAATCGCATTGATCACAAATTCTGAAAATTTATATGTGCTTTGTGTTCCTTTGATTACTAAATCAGAAGTTCTTGTTGTGCTTACAGCTCCTTTGATTACGAAATCTGAATTTTTTGTTATATCGAATGTGTCCTGTATTATCAAGTCACTTGTTTTAGTTATCGATAATGTGCCTTTGATTGTAAAATCAGAGTTTTTGTAAACTGTATATTCTGCTTCTATTATGAAGTTTGAGGTCTTATTTAAGGAGTTCGTTCCTTTTATAGTTAAATCTGAATTTTTAGTAAGCTGAATGGTATCCTTAATTGAAAAGTCGGAAGTCTTAGATATATCAAATGTATCAACTATGAAAAAGTCGCTTGTTTTTGATACATCCTGTGTTCCTTTAATTACAAAACTTGAAAATTTGTAAGTTGATAATGTTCCTTTTATTACTAAATCGCTTGATATTGACTTATTATTTGATGCTTCTTTAATTACAAAATTAGAAGTCTTGTCTATACTGAAAGTATCTGCAATTGTAAAATCACTTGTCTTTGTTGTTTCTAATGTTCCTTTAATTACCAATTCGGAATATTTGAAGGTGCTTTGTGTTCCTTTAATTACAAGATCTGAAGTTTTTGATGTAGATAATGTTCCTTTGATTACTAAATCCGAATCTTTCTGTATTGTGTAGACTTCGTTAATTACTAAATTGCTTGTCTTTGTTGTTGTTAATGCTCCCTTGATTGTAAAGTCTGAATTCTTATAAACTGTATATTCTGCTTCTATTATGAAATTTGAAGTTTTAGATAAAGATTGCGTACCTTTGATTATGAAGTCCGAATTCTTGGATACCTGTAATGTATCCTTGATTGATAAATCTGATGTTTTATTAATACTAAAAGTGTCTGCGATTGTAAAATCACTTGTCTTTGATGTGCTTTGTGTTCCTTTGATTACAAAATTTGAAAATCTATAAGTACTATTTGTTCCTTTAATTACTATGTCTGAATTCTTTGTGGTTTGAAATGTATCGGTTATTATAAAATCAGATGTTTTAGAAGTGCTTACTGTTCCTTTTATTGATATATCTGAGTTCTTAGTAACTTGTAAACTTCCTTTTATTACTAAATCAGCATTTTTGGTTAAATCGAATGTATCTTTAATTGTAAAATTACTGGTCTTTGAAGTGCTTAATGTTCCCTTGACTACTAAATCAGAAGTCTTTGAAGTGCTATTTGTTCCCTTGATTGTAAAATCTGATGTCTTGGAGAACTGAAATGTTACGATTTGAATTCCAGGAAATTTTATTTCTGAACCACTTTCGCTTGAACTTTGGATTACTGTATAAGGTTCTCCATTATTCCAATATTTTAATTCAACTAAATTATCGTCAGGTATTATTGGCTGTCCATTTAACCAAAACTTTAATGTGCCATCAAGCGCCATATTTATCACGCAGTACTTAAGTCATCAACAAATATATTACCTGCTATGCTTCTGCATTTTATTCTTAATTCAAGAACTCCATCTTCTGTGATATCTGTTGATGATGCAGTAAGACTTTTCTGCTCATAAGTATCTGGTACACTTGGAGTTATTTCAGTCCATCCTGTAATTCTTTCACCCATGAAATAAATTGCTCCTTGAACATCTCCATTACCAAATGAAGTATCTTTTTTAATATAAGCAGACAGTGTTTGTTCAACTCCACTATCTGCTTTAAAAAAGAAAGACTGGCTGATATAATATGTTGCTGATGTAGGACTATATTTAAGGCATTGTGTGCTTCTTGCATTTGCTGTATCTCTATAAGTTACTCCATATTCGTAATAGCATCTATTGTCGCCTGATGTTTTGAAGTGCTGACATTTAGCGCAAGGATAATCTCCATAATGTTTTCCTGGTTCTGTATAAACATCTCCGCTTGAATTTCCTGTTCCTGAATATTTATTGATGGTGTTGTTGGAACTGGAATATAACCGAATGCCATAGTTACTATTGTTATTACAAGTTGGAGTAGTTATGGTATTGTTGTCGGAATAGTTAGACATGTAAATACCGTTTTGATTGATATTACAAGTCGGAGTGGTTATGGTATTATTGGAAGAGTAAGACATGTAAATGCCGTAGTTGCTATTACTATTACAAGTCGAAGTAGTGATAGTATTATTGGAAGTGTAAGCCATGTAAATGCCGCAGAAGCTGTTGTTATTACAAGTCGGAGTAGTGATGGTATTATTGGAACCGGAATTTAAGTAAATACCGTATTTGTTGCTATTACAAGTCGGAGTGGTTATAGTATTATTGAAAGCGGAATATATGTAAATACCGTGGTTGCTGTTACTATTACAAATCGGAGTGGTTATGGTATTATTGGAACCGGAATAAAAGTAAATGCCTATATCCGCACTGCTATTAACAACAGGCGTTATTATTTCATTACTTAAACAACTACTTAAATACCATGCTTCATCACCAGCACTTAACAAACTAGCAGAAGTAACTTTCCAATTATCACAAGATGACATATAAATACAATTATCATATCTTAAGAAATGCAAACGCTCTATTTCAATATAATCTTTACTGCTTGCATATAATCCACGGCCATATCGATTAGCAAAAGTAGAGTGCATTTGCCTAAAATAGGTTTGTCCATTTTGCGTTGTAGTTCCTAAATCCCATCCGCCTGATATTTTTAATCTGCTTGCAGTTGAGCTTCCTGAAGAGGAAACTGTTTGAACTGCTGTTGAAGTTGCTGCTGCTTCTCCTGTGCTTGTTACTCCTAATTTATAGCCAGTAACTCCTGATTCTGTCGTACCTGGATATTTCTTATATAGAACAGCATTTGTATTATCTGTAATTGTTACAATTTCATAATATTGACCATCACCGCCTTTGACAAAATCACCAATAGCTAATTCGGTAGTGAATAGCGTCCCTGAACCTGTTACTGCTGTGCTACCAGCTGTAAATCCTAAAGTCCCTGTTAAGGCTGTATCAGATGGACTTTTGGCAACTCTGACTTCATCACCACCCGTAAGACCAGTTGATGCTTGTGTAATGGTCTTGTATGGATTTCCTGACGAACCATCGCCTGTAGAGTCATCACCATTTGTAAAATCACAGTAAACAATTGTCATCTATATCACTCCGTAGTTTCTTCATCTACCGTAATTTCCTTGTTTATCTTAGATTTTAGTACTAAGTATCCTGCTTCCAAATCATTGATTCGCTTTATTTCATTTTTTACTGTTTGGTCAAAGTTATTGTTAATATCGACCATGTGAACAAATGGATATCTTTTTGTAAACGACTTTTTGCCATTAAAGAACTCTACATCTACAATTAGTTCATCTTCTTGTTTTTCTACATTAGCAATTTTAGCTTTGTATTTCATGTTATTACCTCTCTTTATTTATATTGAATTTATGGTTAGTCCATAATCGAAACCACCCATTGTGAAAACAGACGAGTTATATCCCCGTTTACACCATACTTGAAATGATCCACCTGGAGCTACTGTGCTTCCTATGTTTTGAAAAGTCTGTGTTAAATTAATATGAGAAGTATAGGCATTATTATCTGCACAGCTATCTACAATATTTTGATATGCAAGAGATGTATTCATTTGCACTTGTCCTGTGGCAGAACCATTGTTTGTGCAATTAATAAGTGGAATGCTATTTGTTTGACCTGATGCGTTTACCCAGAGCCAATTTGAATTTGTTGGTGGGTTATCTAAATCAATCAATGGCCTATATACTATTTGACTAATACCTGAGCCTAATGAACAATCTAGATCTGGTATGCCATTATCTATTGTAAAATTCTCATTGAGTAAATTAGAAGAACATCTGCTTGTAGTATCGCAATTTGTAAGATTTAATTTATAAATTCCATCATCTACAAGACTTGTATCAAAAGAGACATTAATCTCTAACCCACCATCTGAAAAACTTCCATTTATTGTGTAATTGAAAGTTCCGTCAGTATTTCTAAGAGTTAAGTTTCCCGTTACTACATCTCCATTTGCATCTTTTCCTAAAAGACAGCCAATATCTATTGTAGAACTATAAGTTCCATTTTTGTTCTTATCACCATTAATATGAATTATTTGTGGTTTTCCAGGAGCATACTGAATAACTCCAATTTCGTCTGTAGTAACTGAACTCCAACCACAATTTGAAAGATTATCGCAAGCATATATTTTATAAGTAATTTCATCTATATTATTATGAATCTCTGAAAGCCAAACAACACCAGTTCCGCTATGTTGTGTAAATGTAGCTCCATCATCTGAACTTGTGTATAGCATTCCTGAAGTGTTCATACTAATATTTCCTATTAATGTTGTATCATCTGAATATTTTAAATCCCAATTTTTAACAGCATTTGCAGTTGTTACAAAACCAAAATAACTTATTTCTGTAGCTTTTACAGTTCCTATTGTTTCGTTTTCATCTATATAGAAATTTAGTTCATAGTAACTTACATTGCTCCTTGTGTAACTGTAACTATCTGTGGTTTCGATATTCCCAAGATAAACACAATTTGTAGAGTCTGAAATGCTGAGTCCATCTGTTTTTTTCGTTTCATTGCAATAATAAATTAATGAGTCTTTGTTTGAATTCGTTCCATCGATATAAAATAATACTTGCATAGTTGAATTAGATTCAATATCTCTATAATGGATTTCTGTTATTGCGGGATTATTATTATAATAACTTAGAGTATCTATTCCCATAGATTCTAATGTTGTTTTATCTAATGGAAAAAATTGATGGAACAAGCCTCTAACATCTGGTTTAGTGAAATTATAAACTTTCCAACCTGAACCATTACTTGAACAAGTCAGATGCCCACAGGAACAATCATGCACGCTCCATTCCCAAATGTTATCAAACAAACTTTCAAACCATTTACTTTCATTCCTGTGTTCTGCTCTTTGTTCGTTATATGCTCCTCCTGCTTTGGTATTTGAAGGAAATCTCCATGAGAAGTTAAGATTGTTTTCTGTCGTATGATTGACAGTAGTGGCTATTAATATGCTGGAATCATTAAGTCCATCTGTATCGGAACAATTGTATAAAATAGTTATTGAACCTGTACTGGAAGTGTTTATATCTGCAGGACTCTGAGAAATGAAGGTACAATTTGGTGGTAGATTTGGAACATATTCATCACTTAATGGAAGCCAGTCAATGTTTCCATTTGTTAAGTTATAATAATCATCACAGAATCCATCAGTATTTGAATCAGTGCAAGTATCTGAATAATCATTTCCTGTTGAATTTGTCCAGTAGTTTCCACCGATTTGTGTTCCAATACTATATATTCTGGTTCCTGTTTGTTTTGTCGTGTTCCAATTGTTTGCATAAACTGTTCCAAACTTAACATTATCCGTCTGATTGAAAAGATTATTGTAAATGAGATTTACTTCTCCATTTCCTGCACCATTCATGTAAAGACCGTAAGTATTGGAATAGATTCTATTATCGTATATTGTGTTATTCGTGGCTGTTGTATCGAGTTGAATACCATAATAGTTTGAATGTATTGTGTTATTGTAAATAAGATTATCATCGTCACTAATAAAAAGCCCGACATCAGAAGTGCCACTTTGTGAATATATTGTGGATTCTTTTATTGTGTTTAAGTTTCCGTTTATATAAATACCGTCATCAGTATTTGAATTAGCGATTATGTTTGTAAATGTGTTTGAATTTGAATAATAACTGTAAATACCATTATAATTATTTGAATTAGCGATTACATTTGTAAATGTATTTGAATCTGAATAAGTACCATAAAAACCATAATTATTAGAATTAGCACTTATATTTGTAAATGTGTTTGAATCTGAATTATAACTATAAAAACCATAAGTATTTGAATTAGCTGTAATGTTTGTAAATGTGTTTGAATTTGAATTATAACTATAAATACCATCATCGGTATTTGAATTAGCAGTTATATTTGTAACTGTATTTGAAACAGAATAATAACTGTAGATACCCCATTCCATATCGGTAAATTGTGAATTAGATATATTTGCTCCTTGTGTCGCAATTAAAAAGAACCCGTTGTTTTCTGTTCCTGTTCTATCCATAACTAAATTAGATACATTTGAATTATCAGCACCGCATAAGATTATTTCAGACACATTATTAGTCCAATCCTGAATATTTACAGATGAATTATAAAACAATATTGGCTTTTCTTCTGTTCCTATAACATTAACAAATTCTGAATTACAATCAAGTGCAGTTCGTGTGGTTACATAGTAAAAATCAGCTAATACATTGTCTTTTATAGTAATATTTGTAAATGTGTTTGAATCTGAAATATAACTGTAAATACCATAATTATTTGAATTAGCTGTAATGTTTGCAAATATATTTGAATCTGAATAATAAATGTAAAAACCATAATTATTTGAATTAGCAGTTATATTTGTAACTGTATTTGAATCTGAATAAGAACATGAAATACCAAAAGTATTTGAATTAGCAGTTAGATTTGTAACTGTATTTGAATCTGAATAATAAGTATAAATACCATTATCAGGATTTGAATTCACTGTATTATTAGTCAAATTATTTCCATCAGCGTAATATAAATAAATTCCATTAGTGTCCCAATCACTAACAACACAATTCTTAATAGTCACATTCGTGGTTTCAGCAGATGCTCTCTTGACATAAATCCCATAATCTGCTACATCATCACCGTCAATAGTAAATCCTGCACAATCGAGAGTTACATCATTTGCACTGATGTTTATGCAGTAGCTTGTAGAAGAACCTGTAATGCTTTGGTTCATGGTATATGTTCCTGCTTGGTCTAATACCATACAGCCAGAAACAATCGGATCTATCTCAATGTCAAGAATTGTTATGTTGAACTTATCTGTTGCCCACATAGGATAATCAAATTCATAAGTTATAGTATGGTTTCCTTTAGTTAGTGATTTCATTTTTTTCAATGTGATTTCCTTGGTGGTACCTTTATTATTAACAATATCAGGAATCTTATCGTTTAACTTACTAAGATGTTTGTCTAATGTTACAACTTTCTTTGTAAATGGTCTCTTTTTGAAAGCCAGACCTGGATTCAAATCTTGTACTTTTGCAGGAGTATCAGACTTGTATTCGATATCAACAGCTAACGAACAATGAACTGTGTTATTTTCTCTAGCAACGCAATGTGCACTATTGGGTACCTTTAATGAATATTTGTCTGATTCATACTTCCAATAATTCGTAGTTATATATTGCGAAACATTAGTTATCTCATGTGTTTCACTTGATTCGTTTATCGCCTCTATATAGCCCGCAAATACTTCTTCAGTTACAAATGTTAATCCTGCTTTCCATATAGGGTCAATATCTACATAATCATCTAACATAAAAGACCACTTGATTGTATCTTCTGGTTTTTTATGGCCTACTAATTGTATTTTATTAACCTTTTTTCGTTCCCAACAATCTCCATCTTTAATGGGCCTGTATTTATTGCCATAAGTAGGTACATTCCAATCTACTTGAATGTCATAAGGAACCCAAGAACCATTATCAAGAAGTTTCTGTGTTGTTATGATATTATCTATCTTATTCAAATTTACATGAAGTGTTCTGCTTCTGGCTACCTTTTTAAATAAAGTTTCGTTTTCATATTTGGTATTGTTATAATCAGCAAAACACACACGCCAATAAGAAGTGGTTACATTAATATAAGAATTACATTCAGAACCGCAGGTTATGTCACCAGTGTAATTATAAGTTACACCCTTAAGATTAAAAAGAACTCCAAATAAATCTGTATAGGTCATTAATCCACCAGATGCCACAATTACAACTAATACTGTTGCTGCTTGCTGCCAGGTAAATTTGTTCATTTCAATCATTCCTGTTATCTGTATCCTTCATAAGCAGGAAGTCATCGACTTCGATTACGCTTTTGAAGTTAGTATTGTTTTTGGTCTGTTGATAACCAAATAGAAATTTAATAGTTCGGATTTCTTTTCCTGTTTCGATTTCTTTTATTATCGTAGTTCTTGCTACAAAAATTAGTCTTTTGTTCTTATCGAGAACTAAACCTATGTTCCATGGTATCAAAAAGAATTGTTCTATGTAAGAGCTGATTTTATTGTAATCAGATGGCTCGATTTTAGGTTTATCAATTAGAATCTTAGAGTTGATATAGTCTGCTATCTGTCTCCAAGGCAGTTCTTTACCTTCTAAGGTGTCTCCGTTTGTTAATTTTACCCTCCATAGTGGGTCTATGGACATTACTTTGTTATAGTCTAATGGCATTGGATTGCCTCCTATGATATTGAATTATCGAAATTCTTTCCTTTTGTTCCATACTGTTTGTGTTTCAAATCATTCTTCTATGACCTACTCATTTTTTTTAGTTTCTTTTGGCCCAGCGGAAACCAAGATGAACCAAGATAGTATCTGGATGACTGACAAGCTCTGCATAGTATTCGCAGGTTTTTTAGTTGATTATTGAAATGATCTCCATCCCTGTGATGTACACATAAATTCTTTTCTGTATGGCAAATATCGCATCTTTTTGGCAGGTTTTCCATTGCCAATTTTTTATATGCTTTAGTGTTTTTGCTTTTGCCTGTTGTTGTTTGCGCATTGAATATTTTCTTTTTTGTTTCATCTGAATGATGTTTTCTCAACATTGATCTTGGGTTGTTTTCTGTCATAAATTTAGACTTCTTGCGTTTCCATTCTTCTGTTCGTGGCTTCTTCAAATAATTTGATTCACAGACCTTTTGTGCCTCACTTAAGGTTCTTGACCTGATTTTGTATTTCTTTAAATAATATCTTACAGCATTTTGTGCGCATCCAAGTTTAGATGCGATTTGCCATGTTGAAAGCTTATCATTTAAATACCATTTTTTCAGTTGATCTTTAGTTATTAGCATATATTTTATTTGTTGCTTAAGCTATTTAAATGTATTATTGTTCGTCCCATTGAAAGGTTATGGTTAGCTGTGCATGAGGACCTACAGGAGCATCTGTATCAACATATATCTGAGATACGATATAGTCGCTGTATCCCGTTGATGTAAGACTTCCTGTCAATGAACCGCTTATACCGATGTTTGCTGTTCCAGGATCTGATGTTGGAAATGTCGTATCTGCTTTGGTAGACTGTGTATTTACTGGAGTAGAATATGTTTCTGCTGTATATCCTGATGTTACCAGATTTGCTTTCATTGTTCCAGATGAACCTAAAGATAATGTTCCTGCTGATTTCCATACTTGCAGATTATCGATTTTCGTTGATGTTCCCATATCGGTTACATTGTATCTATTCCATTTTTCATAGCTATAAGTACCTCGTGTAATTGGGTAATCTGCTGGCACAAGGTTTACTGCATCTGTGCTTCCATAATTAATGTTAGATACACTTGCAGTAATTGTTTCACCCGCACCATTAGATTCGCTTATACTTACTGTTGCTGCCATTTAAATTCCTCCTACTTCTTTTTTCTTAAGTCTCTAACATCTTGTTTTATTTCGCTAATCGAGAAGCTAATACTCTTATTGCTTGCGTTTATTTCTGCTGTATGTACTTCAAGACCATTTATCATTTTAGTTAGTGACCTGATTTCTTTTTGTGTGTTGTTCATTACTTCGATTATTTTACTATCCAGACTTGATTTCGTATGTTCAAAATCTTTTCTGAGACACTTATGGTCAGTTTTAATAATTTTCAGCTCTTTAGTTGATTGATTTTTATGTGTATTAAGTTCTTTTATTATCGCTTTATGATTCAATGAAAATAAAAACGCGATAAAGGATAATAATAGTAACGATACAACACTCATAGGTTTCAACTCTACTGGAACCCATGTAAACAAACTCTCTATCAAACAATCACCAATATATTTTAATGTGTATATCTTTATTCTTCAGTATAATATACAATAACTCTTGTTACAGCACTTCCTACTGAGTATGTTATGTTCGTAAGCCTTAGTACTTCATCAACATCACCAACTACATTTATATTTGGCATACTTATGAATAGTGGGCTACTTGTATTAATATGTCGATAACTGCATAGTATTTTAGAGTCGTCTGTTGTATGTCCTGTTCCGAATGCAATCGTTCCTCTTACTGTTGAAGTTAAGTCTGATAAGACTGTACCGCTAATACAAAATCCTAATACTCTAATTTTTTTTCCTGAAGCGGGTGTCAAATCATCTGTTCCTGCTGAAGTTGAAACTCTAAGTTCTTTAGTTGACATCTCTACGGGAATGATTCGTTTAGCATGGTTTGTGTCTTCATGTTCATGAATTTCAATTACATCTTTTGATGTCATTTAGATCACCTTAATTTTTCAAGGAAAGACAAGATCTTCTTTCTGTTTTTTCCTTTGAGTTCCATACTTATTAGCAAATCGATATCAGCCGACTTTAAGTCCATGCTCTTTAGTTTTTTCTTTATAGTATATGTATTTTGATTTAAGTAGAGACTGGCTTCCTCTTCATTGTCAAGAAGTCTGTCTATTGGTTTCTTTTCTTTCTTTTCTTTTTTTTCTGTTTTTACCTGTATTGGTTTTTCTACTTTTTTCTTTAATGCTTTTGGCTCTTCTGCTGGCTTTGTGTCTTCGACAAGTATTCTGCCTAGATCGATATACATCTGGAGCCCATTGTTCAGTTCAGCTACATCTACGCTTTCGCCTGGGTGAATAATTTTGTTCTCAATAGAAAATGTTATGTTCCTTGCTGTTAATTTCAATATGGTCACCTCTAAAGTTACTCTTTATTATATATAAGAAGTGTTGGTTATTTATTAGTTAGTTTTTTTGCTTAACCAGAATCTTGAAGATGTCATCTACTTTTCTATTTCGTAAATTTTCTTCTGTTGTTTTATTCTGATTGTATCTATATCCTTTGTGTTTGATTGCGATTATTCCAAATAGATTTATGTTCTGGCCTGTTTTCCTAAACTTATTAAGTAAGTAGATATTGAAATCATAAGTGAATCTGGAAACTAATTCAAACATGTCATAATAATTGAACCGTTGTTTATGCATTATATCCGGAATTCTATTTTCTATAGGTACTGTTATTAGGATCCTTCCTTTGTCTTTGCACTTTTTGAATAACTCCATCATAATCTCATGTGGCTTATCTACATGTTCTAATACTTCAAAGCAACTTACATTATCGAAATAGTTATTTTGAATATCCTTGAGGTTATTATATAAAACTGCTTTGTTCTGTAGCTTGGCTTTCGCTATCGAGAGAGCTTCTTCTGAGATATCATAACCGCTTGGTCTGAGGTTATTGCCAGCGCATAATGATAGAAATATACCATCACCACAACCGTAGTCCAGAATATTTTTGCCTGCTGTTCGTTCTAAGGCCCAGATAAATCTATGATCTGGTTTCATTATTCTAGGTTCCCATGGAGTATAACATCGTTTATAATCTTCATTATAAGCTAATTTAATATATTTCTCTTCGTTTTCATTTTTGACATTATATCCTTTCAATGTAAATCACCTGGTGGAGTTAATTTTACTCGTTCATTGAACCAGCGCATTTCATCTTCAATGTAATATGATGGATTTAACCATGCTTTATCAGATACATGTCTGCTTACCTGATTGAGTTTTAATATATTTCCATATTTACCAAGAGCAAGATCATTTAAATTTCCCACTTGGTTAGATAAAATCCATCGAAGATACTTCATTATTTTATGTACTCTATCTGGCATTTTGCATTCTGGATTTATATGAGATTCCAAAATGGTTCCATACCAATCAATTGCATCCTTTTTGAACCAATGTATCTTTGCTTCTAAATGCGCCCAAGTACAATTGAGTTTGGCTAATGCATCAAGAGTTGCTGAATTCCATTTATAAAATGGTGGCTTGAATCCCCAGTATTTTGGCATGTAAGGTTTGAGGATATCTAAAGATTTACCATATAATTCAAGCTGTTCTTCGTACGATTGATAACCTTCAAACTTGGTTTTAGTTGTACATCTCAAATGATGATAGCCATGCATGGCTATATGCACCCAATCTTTGTGAGCTTCATACCAGTCATTCCATGCTCTTGAGTCATTTAGTTTATACTTTGAATTGTTCTCCCATACTGGAACTGTAAAAGCTGTGACTTCAAGTTGAGGGAATTCCTCTTTTAGTACATCGAATGTAGTAGTCCAGTAATCCAAAAACTTTGGGTTTAGATCATCTGTTGTAATATAAATCAATTTAAATCCTCCTTTATACGATTCTGATTTGCATATCTTGTATTTGAATCGAGAGCTGCTAAGATCATGCGTGATTTGTAGACAAAATCGTTAATTAGTTCCATGTTTTGTCGTACGCATGTTCCTCCAATATAGTTTGATTTAATGTCTGGTCTTAAGCCAAGAATCTTTTGCGTTTCCTCACCAAACTCTCTAACTAATTTGTGGTTTATATTATATCTATTACAGATTCTTTCTGCTTCCTGTGCCCATGCTATTAAAATACCATATTGAGTTGTATCTAGAAGTTTAAGAATTTCTGTAACATAATGATGTGTATTGTGAACTGTCTTGACTTTTAATCCCATGCCTTCGAATATTTTTCTAGCTGATATTAATGCTTCCCCATCTCTACCTGAAATCCATTTCGTATACTGTCGAATATGTTCATTAATTAGATCATGCTGTCCCCTGACTGGTGAATGAACAACTTTAGCACTTGCTTGTTTTTCTAATTGCAGGCATGTTCCTGGAACTACAGTTGAGTTTATTATTAATAATTTTGGCTTGAATCGATTTGTATATTCAGTTACGATCCTTACGAATTTCCTGGAATAATGCAGGTTGATTAGTAATACATCTATTGAATCCACAGTCAAGGCATCAACTCCTGTGACTTCTTTCATAAGATCTGTTTTTAAATCCAGACCATGGACTTCATATTGTCCGCTTTCTTTTGCTAAGTTATATAATGCAGCTCCTGTTACGCCTAATCCGATAAAAAGTAATTTCTTCATAATAGATCTTCCTCCTTGATATTGAAAAAATATTGAATCCAATTTGGTGTATTAAGCCAATAGTTAATAATATGTCTTTCGTTTTGAGATGTATCATGAGAATCAAACGCTTTAATCCATTTGATAGCCTCTGCTTTTAGAGCTTCTTCAGTGATAGTATGATTCATACCACAGGTAGCGCATATGCTTCCTTCAATGCCTTGGTGCAGTTCGCAGCCAATTAAGTCATTTAATGTTTTTGGTCTTATCATTTTTCTCCTCTAATTGCAAGATCACTAAACCAATACTAGAAGATGCATCTAGTATTAACTTGAACTGTTCGTTTGTTAATGGATACTCTGCATCTATGAATTCATTGAGATAATCATAGATTCTTCGTAGTTCTAACATCATCAAGTAGTTTCTTGTACCTTTCTTTTGAGTTTTTCCAGTTGAAATATTCGACTTTGTCATAGGCATAGTCTATCACCTTTTGGTAAAATTCTCCATCTTCAGAGAGTTTTTTAAATAGAGATGTTATTGTTTTCACATCATATTGGTCTACGCTAGTATAAGGATAAAGAACCTGGTGAGAATATACCTTATCACATCCAACTAATGGAACCTGCAAGCAGGCAGCATCACATCCTATGCGTCCATACGAATAGCCATCATACGAATCGTAAATCCAATATGATTCCTTTAATAATTTTATAAAATCAGGAAAGGGCATATATGGAATTATGTTGTCATATAAGCATTTTGTGGCTCTGAAACGAGGATCTTCCTTTTCCATGTATCCTACGAGAGATAATGATTTATTCGATTTATGCAAGTGGATCCATGGCATTAGTACATTGTTATCGTATCTATGGTATATAATCGAGATATGCTTGAATTTATTATCTGTGCCAAATCGTTTAAGCAAATGAGTTTCACAAGGATGAGGAATTAAATGTATTTTCCTATCAAGAATATGTTCCATTAAGTTTTTAGCTGTTGGAGTTGTAGCAAATATTCCATCACAGGAATTCACAGAATGCTTAAAGGCAAAAGGGTGCTCCATCGATTTAGTCCATAATTCAGGCGAATGATCATGATTTCCAATTAATATAGTAGAAGACCCTTTAAGGCGTTCTTTTATGTCAGAAAGCATCTGTATATCCATTGGATCCAGATTCACTTGTATGACATCATAATCTTCGAGATTGTCTTTGACTGTATTGTAATCTTTACAGTCGCCATTGAATAATTTAATCCATTGATAGCAACCAGTCATCGTTGGCTTTACATCTATAAGATTCTGGAATACCTTAAAAGCAGTAAATAAATATTTCAAGATCTAGCCTCTTTGATTTTTTCTATGGTTACCTTTAGATAGTCGCCTTCGTCTATGTTATTCAGTGCTCGTATCGTATCAGGAATTCTGACTCGTTTGCCTTTTTGAAGTCTTGCATAAAATGTAGAATGTACCATAGATACTATTATGAATCTTAGATATATAAATCTAATGGAAAAAAAAGAAAAAAAAGAAGGGTGATTAACCCTTCGTAAATTCTATTACTGCAGTTACCATAGATGCTGTTGTTACAGTTGGAACTTTTAGATAGAAACCTTCAGTTTCAGCTATCGAGATTGCAGTTGTAGCGGAGTTTGTTTGATACGTAGCATCTGCTGTTGTAGTTCCTGTGGCTGATAGTGCTACTGAAGTTGTTCCTGCTGCATTCTTTTTAACTAGATATGCATCTAGTTCAGAAACAGCTGTACCAGTACTTCGCCAGGTTACACCAAGCTTTGTGATTGTTATGGCTTCTCCAGGAATAAAGCAAGCTGCTTCTCCACCTAGAAATGTATCTGCTGCTGTTGGTGTAGCCAAGTTGAGTGCCATATAATGTTTTTTAACAGCAGTTACTACATCTCCAACACTCACGCTGTCATCTTCTAGTATACCTGCACCAATAGTTTTTTTATTTTGTAATGGTAGTTTTAGTACTCCACCCATCTAAATCACCTAGATGCCTGTTAATGTGCATACTGCATCTGGTCTTACAACTGCTATGCCGACTCTTTCGAATGCCTGAACTTTTGTAGTGTGTTTATCTTGGTCATCGAACATGTTGATCGATACGGGCATTGCTTCGCCTACTTGGTATGCTCCACCTGGTCCTCTCTTTAGGATTATAGCTGTATCTTCTGTGACTTCTGTGCATTCGATAATCTTAAGTCCCATGAAGAAAGGTAGTACTCCTGTGCTTACAGTTTTCTCAGTTAGACCATTCCATAGATTTTGGGAAACGATTGTGGTTAGTTCTTCTGCATTTGTTGGGTTAAGAAGAAGTGTGTCCGCTTCGTATCCTTTGTTTTTGATTAGTCTCTTTGCCCTGCGTATGTTTTGCACGGGATCAGCTGTTGTAGAGCTCCATACACCTTTTGGATTAGCGTAAGTACTTCCTGCATCTGCAATCAATCGTGTAACGATTACACTGTCTTCTTTCTTTATGACTTTGGTTACAGCTTGTTTAGACTGAGCAGCCCTAATTGCTAGTTTTGATAGGTGGTCTGCTTCCCATGTTAGCTGGAATCCTTTACCATATTTCTTGATGTTCACTACGCTTTCTGTTGCATCTGCATCGTCATATACGAAGTCTGCTCCTTCGCCTACCTCTGTTGCATCGCCTAGATCAGAAAAAGGGTAAAAGTAATATTTGGTAGCTCCCTGATCTTTTAGTTTTTCGACCATACAATATTGTCGAAGTCGTGCTATGTCTTCTAGTTTTTCAATCGCTGCATCTCTGATTACTTCTGAAACCTTTCGCGGAATCGAATCAGTAGTTACAGTGAAGGAAAAGTCCTTTCTCTTAAGAGAGAAGCTTTTTTTCTCTGGAGTTGTATCTGTCATTTCATTCACCTCTACTGAAGCCTCAAGTCAATTACTGCAGTTGTATCTGTAGTAGTTGCTGGTATAACAACGGGTCCAAGATAGTCACCGCGTATTCCTATTCCTGCAAATGTGGTTCCATAGGTTGCAGCTACTGTTGCTAAGCTTGCTGTTGTGGCAGATAGGATCATCCTTGCTCCAGCAGTTGTTGCAGCACCATCTGCGGTTACGGTTACTTTAGCTAACCCAGAAGTCTGGACAGTTAGTTCTGCCGATTCTGCTGTCGAAGTTGTGTCCTTGCCCACTACGACTACACCAATTACTGAACCGGATACGCTTTCACCGACTGTTCCTGTTCCATTGTCTGCTAAACCGGAGCTGTATATCACTATACTTCCTGGAGTTATAGCAGATGTCGTTGAAGCGGAAGTTATTGTTATATTAGATGGTAGGGACATTAGTCATCACCCTCCGTTAGTTCTTTAAGTTCTTTTTTAAGATCGTCTGCCTTGAGACCAGCACTTTCTCTTGTTGATATTCTGGACTTTAGGTCTTTGATCTTAGACTCGATTTCTCCGGTTTTAGCTTTTTTGAGTTCTTTTCCTTTCAATGATGCTTTTCCGTCCTCAGTTTCCTCAATGGCTTCAACTCTAGACTGAAGTGCATTAATTGCAGTAAGGTCTAGTTTCTGATACTCTTTTGCCATGTCGGTAGCTTTTTCCTTAGAATAGAGTTCTTTTTTTAGTTCGAGGTTTACGAGCTTGTTTATTTCTGCAGCTTTTTCTTTCTGCTCGTATTCACTGACTTTCTTAGAAAGTTCAGTTTTTTCTTCGACTAGGGAATCAACCTTTTCCTTTAGTTCTTTGATTTCATCCTCGTTTTCTTTTTCTTTTTCATCTTTTTTTGGTTTGGGATATCCTTCAGGATATGGGTATTCTTCTTTTTTCTTTTTCTTTGCCAAGCCCTCAATAAGAGCTGCTAGGTCTTTTTCGATTTTTGCCAGCCTGTCTTCTACGCTAGCAGAATCACTTCTAGGAGAATCTCCATCAGTGATCACATCATCGAATAGATCGTTTACGTTTGTCATGATTACATAACAAAGTGCAGACTATATTAATGCTAACATTCTCTGTGTCTCATTTATATAGGAATTAGTACAGAATTGTGCATATGTCACAAGCTGGTTCCATGACTAATGCTGCATGTCCCCATCCTATAATCTTTATTGCTATTTCATTATTGGAATTGTCTTTGTAGGAATCTGTCCAGCAACGCATAGAGACGCCACGTATTTGTCTTGTGGCAAGCTGTTTATTTACTTCGCTGTTGGTTATCTTGAATTTTATTATCATTGCTTTGAGATCATCGTCCCATCGAGAGCTAAGTATCTTGCCTACCTGATGGATTACATCATCCGAATGATCTCTTACTATATTAAGTCCATTTGGTTTTGGTGCATTCTTTACGACCTCCTCAGAATAAGTAATGCCATTCCATACTCCAGGAGCAAATCCTATTGCTTCCCATGTATCATTAGTTTCCTTGCTTAATTCTCTTATTGTAAAGGAATGGCTTTGCCATGCTGTAGTCTTAGGAGCATCTGTATCTTTTTTTAGAATCCAAGTTTTGTTTTGTCTTGTGGCTGTATATATTCCTTTAAGTTTCCCTGAAGTAAACTTAATTTGTTTAAGATCAGATGTGTCTTTCAATATAGTTGCTGTTCCACTTGTAAGTTTTCGTATCCATGCTGGTGTATTCTTAGTCCGATTTTCTGGATGACCTGGCTTCAGTTCGCCTGAATATGTGAACATATCTATATTTTTATCATGTCTTAATATTCCTGCCACTGTGTTTGTATCTATTAGATTGTGCTGTAGGATAAAATGACTGTATGTGTCTTTGCCTGGTTCTTTTATCCTTAAGTCATACACTTGTTTTGATGGACCTTTTCTTATTACGACTGGCCCTTTCCAATATCTATGCTGAAGGACATATTTAGCAGAGTTAGCATAATTTAAGGCATTTGTATTTATCTCATTAGAGAATCCGAAAGTGTCATTATCATTCGCTAACATCGAAACAGATCTACCTTTTGTTAATCTCTCTATCCATGATTCCAAATGAGGTTCAAGCTTAATTGATTCCTCGCTGAAATTCGTAATTAAGAGATTAGGTATATTATATTTTACTGCATTTTGTAAATTGGTTTTTAGGCTAGCAGTTTTGGCTTCTTGCGTCACAACATTTCTTGCATCTAGGATCAAGACATCTATGCCATTTCCTTTAAGTAATTCTTCATTTGAGTGATCTAATGCATAAGCGAATGAGCAAGGGCCTATATCTATTTTTAATGCAGTCGCTTCTTTGCCAATTGCTTCTATCTTAACTCCTGTAAGTGTTAAATGTCTATCAAATACATGGATCTCATTAGGATAGTTTAATCTTTTGAGTTCCGCTTCCATTTCCTTAGTCCCATAAATTGGGATGTCTATTTTATTCTTAAGTGCCCCAATATGTTTTGGGCTTATTCCTGTAAGGATTATTGCATCGGGATTGTCTTCTTTGAGTTTGCCTAAATAATCGATTCCTGCATTTATCCTAATTTTTATTTTATCTGTAGATAATAGCGCGCTTGTATTTAGTTTATGAGTTTTTGATTGCTTTCCTGAGCCTAAAGTACCATACCAGAAGATAGTAGCATTGGAGATATTATAGTCTATCAACATAGCTTTCTGTATAGGAAACGGTTGTTTCTTGATAGCATTAATCAGATCTAATCTTATTTGCTTTCTTTTACTTCGTTCATCATAATTCCAATACTGATATTGCTTTGGAATCTTAGATGCTAATTTCTTAGGGATCGCTTTTATTCCTTTCTCTGGCACATAGTCTTTGTTTATACTTCTTAGTGTAAGCATATAAGGAGGAGAATTAGAAGGAAAACCCATCCATGTGAAATATCCTTCTGGTGTTTTTTTCCATTCGGATTTGTTCTCTAATTCTCTGAATGAGAACTTACCATTGAGTAACTTTCCATCGAAAAAGTATTCATGATATTGGCTTTTTTGCGCTCCATACTGCACAGTGCCTTTATCTACTATTATAAACTGTCCTGCTTCCTTTTTTGTTGCGCCTATTTCACCTGGTTCAACCCATCCTTCTGCAGTAAGCCATTCAATGGGTTCTACTTGTTTTAGCTTGCAGTTGAACTTAGTTAATGGATTGTGGAACTTGTCATCTACTATAGGTTTTATTTCTTTATTGTACAATTCTTTAGCATCTTCGAAGGAAGTAGCATCTCTTGAGAATCCTTTGGGAACAAATAAAGTATATCCTATTAGGTGTTTGTCGCTAAATTGTATGCGAAGATCGAGATGTACGCTACGCCCACGTGCGTGTGCGTGTATTACATAATTATACGTTTTAGATTCATCTGGTATTTTAAGGTAGACATCAGAGTAATCGAGTTTCTCTTCTGTTTTTTCCAGATCGAAGAGTGAACGCGCTGATTTTGGCATTCTCTTCTTTTCTTCTGTTCCTGTTGTTTCTTGAACTATTTCTTTTACTCGTTTGATAGAGAATGCATCTTCTTTTCCTCTATGTCTTATGACTCTTGGACTCCACCAGTTGAACCATAGTTTTCCTTTATCATCATATTGTGATATTTCTACTACTATTACTTCTATTGTTTCTCCTTCTTTTGCGTCTATATTTGTATTAAATGTTCTGCCTATGTATGCTTCATCTTTAGGAGAACCAACAACACAGTCGTAGAAGAATGTATTTTCTGTGCCAGCTACTTTATGTTTCTTTTTTATTCTGGCAAAGATCGAAACTTCATTTTTATATTTAAGGACTTTATCTGTCTTCCCATCAAAATCATAAATGTGTGAAGGCATCTTGATCATAGCTCCTTCGCTTCCTGGAAGTTTTGATTTCTTTTCTATTGCATTCCTTACATCATCAAGATCTTTAGCTATAATAGGATCTGTGTGAAATATATTTTTTCCCTTAAACTTGTAGATATATTCCAATCTTATGGAGTATGGCTCTTTAACTAATTCTTTTCCATTGAAATAAAGCGTATCGTATACATGCGCTTGGAGATATTTCTCATCTGGTGATACTTCTTTTGAATGAATAATGCCTGACGTGACTGCCCTTGGCTGATGTTTTCCATCTTTATATAATTCTATTTCAAATTCCGCTTCAAAGTCACCGTTTATTTTAAGGAACTGCTCCTTTAGGGTAGGAACCTTATTGGTAATAATATTTCCTTCATCTGACCATATATTTATTTTTTCATTAATTTTATGGACTTGGGCTCTTATGCCATCATATTTCTTTTCTATGTATAATCCATTTTCTTCTAATTCTTTTTCCCATTCTGGTTTGGATTTGATTACATTGATTACACTCAAAGGAGTATATATCTCTTCTTTTGATCGCCCATGAGTTGGCTTAGGCATTGTATGGAATTTTCCTAACTTGAAACCTGGGTGGGATAAATTTTTTGGACTGACTAATTCCCATTGGATTCCGATACTACCTAGACATTCCATTGTGTAATCTGTTAGATCAGAAGCTATGAGTAGGCTTACGGAATTTTCATCCAATAGCTTAAGGACATCTTCACGTATATTAGAGGTTATTTCTTGTTTGGTTCCATCAGGGCATACCAGAAATTTAGCAGTAGCAAAAGATGCAAGATTACCTGCCTTATCGATTAACTGCCACTTTGCCTCTGTATTATCGACCAGGCTCATTTCATGTAATCTATGGTCTGTATTTGGAACAAGTTCTAAATCCCAAATTGGGTAATGATTAGTAAATGGGCCATGAAGTGTATCATACAAAAAATGCACTCTTGGTCTTAATTTTTCAGGAAGTGCACGTAAGATTCTGAATTTAAGTGCTCTGTCTTCATTTGGGTTTTCAGGTTCCTCTTTTTTAATAAGTATGTCTATATCGCCTGTTGTACCTTCTTTCTCATGGGTTGCAACGCCACCAACTATATATACATACGGTTCAGCTAATTTAATATTACCTTGGAAATGTGGCAAAATATCCTTGATAAATATTCGTTCTCCATCTACTTTGCCAGATGGATTTACCCGCACATAACGGAAGTTAGTTAAGTCTCTTGTTCGTTTATGTAATGCAATGATTTTATTATAAAATTGTCTGGAATATTTTTTCATTTTATTAGAGTGAAATTTTGTTCCTCTTCTTGTGAGTTCTTTGTATACTTTAAGTCCTATGTCTGTTAATTCTTTTAGTGAATATTTTGTCTTCTGGCCTTTTAGTGCATTTACATATTCGTTTGATAGGAATCTCCAATCATCTTTTAGTTGTACTGTTTTTCTTGATTTTGGAGTATAATCGGATATGTTTTTTGTATATTGTAGATTCTTTTCTCTTATGAATGGCAGAATCGAATCTTCTGGCTTCATTGTTCCAAGATATTTTAGTGTGGCATCATCGAGTGCATCTTGATAGTGGTGCGTGAAATGTCTCCTTTCAAATTCCTTAGTTATTCTATAATGTGCGTTTACTAGATCAGCCATCTCTTTTCCGCTTGTTATACCATGCCTTAGATAGTTTCCAAAAGCAACATGGAGTTTGAAATGAGTTCCAATTACTTGAGAATCTGTATATCCTTCAAGCAATTTTGTAGTTATGCTTGGCGTCTTGATTAAATCCTGTTCAAGATGAGCATCAAGAGAGTCTATCTTATTGATTTTTATTTTATGATCTAAATAAGGAACAATTTTATTATGAGTTGATATTATTTGCTCCATAGTCCAAGAAGCGACATGTTTCCCTTCGCTGAATTTTCTTGCCATTCTGTGTAAGTTATAATGCACTTCATATAATGAGTCCTCATTCATTAAAGACGGTTCTGTTAAATTTTTCATTAAGTAACGTGGGAATATTAGCTTATACCATTTCTTAGAGTCTTCTTTTTTGTATGTTGAAGAGGTATCCTTTAGAACAAATCCTTCAATGGACTTATTCTCTGTGGCTTTAATTATGTCCTTAAAATTCTCATAGGATTTTATGGTGAGATATTTTACTTTTGAAATGTATTTTTTATCGCTTACCTTTTCAAGTTTCATTTTTCGCTCATATAATAACTCTTCTGTATGATAAGTTCCGTTTGTATTTAGTATGTCAAATACCTTTACCCTTAATGATTTATCTGGTGTCGTTATGTCTTTGTTTGAAATTATCGAATATACATCTTTTCCTGTATCTGAGATTAGTTCTCCATCGAGGATTAATATGTCATAGTTTAATTGCTTTACTTCATCTAAAATGTGCTGAATTTTATTATTTGGAATTCTATTTCCAAAAAAAGTATATGCAGAAACTTTGTTTAGGTCCTTGTGTATTTGTATTCTTATTCCATCTTCTTTCTTTTCAAGAATAAGATTAGCGAAATCTAAGTCTTTCATGTCTTCATAGCAGAAGAATTCGTTTGATATGTTGTTTATCTTATCCTTAAATGGCTTAATGGGCTGAACAAATTCTATATTCGTGCTTGTAAAGTTATTGAATGCAGGAATGTCAGCATAAAAACCTTTCTCTAAGTTGGCGTTTATTTTCACCGGTGCAGAGAACTTGAAGATAGATTTGATTGCATATTGATAAAAGATCTTGGTCTTTTGCCTGAATTCCTTTTTAAGATTATATGTATAAATTGCTTGTTGTAATTTGCATTCTTTAGGGGTGCTTAGTGAGAGTATAGCTAAAGCATGTTTATTTTTTACAAATACTAAGTCTTTGTTTATGGCTTTTCGAGAATATATTTTGGAAATAATCTCTTCTTTACCATTCAATCGATTTTGTACAAGTTGAAAAACTGTGTTGTCTATTCCTATCATAATTTTCACACATTTGTATCTTCTATAGCCAAGGCTTTTTTTACTGCCTTTGATCCTTCTTCTCTTGTTATTAGACCTGCTCTGACTGCTTCTGTTAAGTAGCTGATTTTATAGTTGTTTATTTCTGCTCTTTCTTTTTCGTTGTCAATCGAGAGTGTATTCCACCCTAGATCTGGTATATTGAATAATCCTCTTCTTATACAGGCATTAGTGAATATTTGAAGCTCTATGCTTGATGAAACAGTCTGCTGAAGCTGGACTATTTCTTTTTCTGACTGTTTGATCAAAAATTCGAGAGAGCTTCTATTGAGATTTTTACCTTTAGGTAATAGTGTTTCTTTTGGAACTCTTAGGCAACCGGAAATAGAATCAAGTATGTTCTCAAAAATAGGAGTGAAATCAGGGAAGTTCTTCTTTTCACCTATTAGTTTTATCTCTAGGTTATCTGTTGATGAGATAATAGAGGTTCGCTTAAAATTTTTAAGATCTTTATGTAAGTCTTCTAAGTCTTTTTCTTCTGCTTCTTTTAGTGTTCCATGAAGAGAAGGATTAGAGTACTTGTCTATGGCTTCATCTGAGGATTTTTCTGCTGATCGTTTTGAGTATAGTCTATGTAACATTGGTTCTATTAGTCCTATACCATGTATGTTATCCTCAATTGACCAGAATTTTAAGTGCATTACTTGGTCTGGTCTTAGGATTATCGTTTTACTTTGGTACTTATTTATGGTTTGTTCATATCGAATTATTTTTCCTTTTTTGTCCCATTTGGGTTCTATCGTATCTGGATTGATATACGCTGTATCTACTATATTATTTCCTGCCCAGATCAATTCTAGATAACCATCTCCATAACCTAATGCATCCCCTATTGTTTTTCTAAGATTTGGCTTAAATGTTTTGCTTGTGATTATCTTAGTGCAGATTTCAGACTCTTTTGTAAATGCTGGTCCTGGAACGGTAAAAAAGCCTGTTCCAAGTATAGCCTGAACTAGTAGATTTATTCCTGTAAATACCATTGGATCCTTGTATCTGTAATACTGAAGATCTTCAAATGGAGCTCGATTATAGCTACTAGTTAAAAGATAGCTATTGAAATCTTCTGTATTTTCGCCCATAGAAACATAAGTTCTCTTTTTAGGCAATGGCCTGGGCTTAAATCTATTAAACATAATATTGACTTTTTTTGATATATCCCTGTTTAGAGAACTGAGCTTCATAGATAAATTAAGAAGTGTTGGTTATTTAATTGTTGTTATTTATATAGTAATGCGATCGAATCAAAACGAGGTATCCTATCTGTTGAATCATTGTTCATTATTACCTTTATTCGTGGATATCTTCCAGCATTGATTATAGTATGAACTTCTTTTAGATTGACTGATTCCCATATGTTTGATGCAGTGAATGCAACATAGAATTTACAATTATCTGTTTTATAATCTGCATTTGTCTTTATCATGCATTCTGTTGGTGTAAAGCTTAATACAGAACTTGGTGAAATCCAAGTGCCTGTGCTTCCAGAAATTACAGCTAATTCTGTTTTTTCATTGTTGTTGCTAGTTATATTTGTAACATTAGAACTTGATGGATCTATATCACTACTTGAATCAAAGGTATAATTGATCGAATATTGCATTCCCTCTTCTTGAATATCCTTAAGGGCTCCTTTTGCTTTATCATTTAATTCCAATATGCTCGTACTTAAATCACTTGGTCTCTGGGCATAATTAAATGAAGTAAGCAATCCCTGTTCATTGAGTGTTGTTGTAAATGAGACTATATCTTTCCATCCATTTACTCCATCATAAGGTGAGACTACTCTGAGTTCATAACCGGGTATTTGATTAACTAATCCAATACATCTTCCGCGTCCCATATTTTTTTCAGCACTTAATTCATTTAGTCTTTGAGTTGCCCTTACTATTAGCTGTTCATTAGTATAAGCTAAATTATCGTTATATATATCTTCCTTGTCGCTTGATCCGGTAGATACAGTAGTTAAATTTGGCAATCCATCGATTCTTGCTCCTGATGCATATATCTTATTTCGGATAGTCGTTGAATCGAATATATTATTCAAAGAGATTAAATTCATTGCATATGCAACATATTCTGTACTATTTTGCCTTCCTGCTCCTGTTTTCTTAAAGAAGTAAAAATCCTTGAATGTATTTCCTTTGAGGAATAAATAACATCCACAATACTCAGCTACAGTCCGTAGGCAGTCCATAACAGACTGACCAACGAATTTAGGGGCTAAAGTATCCGCGATAGCATCTACATTCGTATATGTAAATCCTGTAGTGTAGGTATCTATTATATCCTTTATGATATAATCTCCTGTCTGTGCGCTTGTATAGCTCTTCCAGACGAAGATCTTATGCAGGTCATAGGTATAATCATAGCTAGTTAAAGTTACGAATCTACCACTTGTGCTTAGATCTAGAGAATATTTTTTGACGGTTCCTTCGAACTGTTGAGTTGTCGCATCCTGGAAATCATAATAGATTTTAATCACTGCATCATTTTCTATCTTGTCTGTAAAGTAGCCATTCTTGTTGACTAAGACCACATTAGATGACCATGATCTAGCGTCTGCATTAGCGGATACGCTAATTGATTTGACATAATCTGAAATGTCCGTTAATGTGGAATCTATCATCAGCTCTACTTTTCTATATGGTCTATAGTATTCACCTGGAACGAATACTCTTCCATCTACTGATTTCTTTATAGGGCTTGAACTTATTGAATTAACTGCCATTACCAACAACTCACACAGTCACTGCAACAGGCTGATATGTTGTAGGTTATATCAGGATAGGTTCCACCTGCTGTACAGCTAAAATAATCTCTCCACAACCATAAGCCATTTGAATCTAAGGAGTCTAATGTTAAGTATCGAGTCAGAGTTTCAGTTAGCAATCCTCCGTCATTCTTAGAGCTTGTATTGCTTATTGTTTCATTGATACATGAGTTTGGCTGGGTATCGAATCTGATTGCATAATCCGCTCTATGCGTGCTAAGAGATGATATGTTCATTATAGGGATGCTCGATGTCTGACCAAATGGAGTCACATTTTTTGAGTTGCTAGTTAGAGGCATATAATCTATATTTTCGATTAATCTTGGAAGAGTAACATCGAAATTGCTCCAAATAATCTTTGCTGTGTGAGAATTATTGCTGGCATAGTAATTAACATTGCCATCAAAGTGGGCGGTTATAGTTACATTATCATCCCCATAATAAGATATGTTCAAGTTAGATAAAGTTACATTGCCCCAATAGTTAGCAGTGATGTTTAGAGGGATATCTACATTTTTTTCGTTTTTGTTATCCACATAATCTTGGAATTTAGTTTCATTCAATTCTATTGGATTATAGGTATAATTTATTTGGATATCTGAATATGTTAGATACCCAGGAGTTAAAGATGAAAAGACAATGGGAATATTGCATGCTGGTGATTCGCAGTTATTGGAGTTGATATATTGTTGTATACTTGTGGCATTTAGATCTATGTTTTTAGAATCATTAAAATCACCAGACATAGAATATTCTATGTCTTCGTCTGCTCCTATATTGATTGTCACATTAGAAGGATATGATTTGGTATAGGTGTACTTATGAATCACATTATTTGCGTAATCACTGACATAAAAATAATCACCATCATTTTCGATACCAGATATTTTATATGTAGTAATCGAGCCAAAGCAGGAATCAGTTTCACTTAGATTAGATGTATAATATCTGGAGATTCCTGTACCATAATCATTACTTTGGGTATAGATATAGTTATTAGATTCAAATGTGCCATAGGTTAGATATGCAGGTAATCTATCACTATTTAGTCTCCATACATTTTGATATGTGATTTCCGTTCCATCAACATTTCTTTTGGTAAGTTGGAAATACGTAAACATATGATATATTTCATTAAACTCCATTAAATATAGATAACCATCATCTCCATATTCTATATCATAGAGTAGTCTTGGAGCTGTAAATAGTTCTTTGATGTATGTTCCATTTTTCCATAGTAAATGTGTTTTATTTGTTGATGTTTCAGTTATAAAATAATGTGTGCCATTACTTGTAATTCCATAGGCACCGTCTATTGTACTATTGAAGCTAGTTTGATAAGTTCCATCAGTATTGTATTCAAAGACGATTCCATTATCCCCTACAATTTGGATCCTACCAGTGGAATCGAGATTCATACCACGAGGAGTACCTACCCTAGAGATATCAAATGAGTCATTGATATTTGTTCCAATAGGGGCTTCAGCTCCAGTTAAAGTCAAATTAGATGTTTCTATTGTTGCATCTTTAGACATTCGAATATATCGAATACTTGATTGAAATTCATTAACAAGCATGGCTTCTGTTTCATGATAAGTAGAGTCTTTGAGATTATATTGATAGCTATAATTCTCAGTTAAGTAGCCTGGTAGCTCTATGTCAGCAATCGAATCATTATTATAATCTACATTTAGATCTAAACGATAATAAGAAAATACACCATTTTGGGGTGCAATATGCAACCCCAATTCAAAATTAATTATTTCATAGTCTAAAAAATTATATAGTATAATAGGCTTTGGAAATGTATTGCTAGTCCATCCAGATTCAAATCGAGTATCTCGTTCCCAACAAGTACCATTCCACTGATAAACTTGAAAGGTTGTTCTGGAAGTTGTTATAATTCTGCTAATTTCTAGTCCTTCTATACTTTTAAATGTCTCAGAATTTTGATATAAATAACTATCAGATGAAGGTAAACCACAAACTTTAGTTGTATCCTCAATCCAAGTAGATCCATTATAGTAGTAGTTTCTATATCCTACAGCATCCGCATTATATGAACTAGTCATCATTGTCCAATTATTTTCATTGTATAAGTTATAATCTACATTAGCAGCAGTTACCCATAATCTATCATGTATTCCGCTAAAGATAGAATTATTAACGTTCCATCCAGTTCCATTCCATGTATAACCAGACCAATTTCCAGTATACAAACCAACAAATAAATGAGTATTTCCATCACCAGAAAAATTAAAGTTAAATTCCGGATTAATCCATTTTTCTGGATTATATAGCCCATTAACCAGCGTTGAATTTTCTTCCCAACAAGTACCATTCCATTGATAACCAATATATGAATCAGAATCATAATGAGCTAATATTAATGTCCATTTTTCGTTCCCTGAGAAATTATACATTATATCTCCAGCATCATATGAATCTTCAGGTACTCCGCATCCAAATGTTTCGTTTAATTCCCATTTTTTAAATCTAAGATGCGTATTACCACTTATATTAATATATGCAGATTTAATTTGAGAGTAATTACTTAAAGTAAACCATGCTGTATCATTCTCAAATTCATCACTTATAAATTCAGTAGTTGAATCATTAAACTCATCTAATGTTGCATCTGTAGTCCAATTATATTCCACAGTTCCATTTGAGCAGATATAGTCATCACCGTAATTCGTAGAATCGATATCAAGGCAAATTGTCTCATTGATAAGGTCTCCAGTAGAATTTGTTATATTTGCTTTGAGTTCTGCCACATGACCTAATTCATAATATCTATCCTGGCTTAATCCATTTAGATATAGCGTACTCACTGAATTATTTGGTATTAGTTGTTGAACGGTCGTAGTCATATTAGACTTGCTTGTGTTTTCAGTTCCATCTCCTGCCCAGAATTCTGCTGTCAGGTTATCCCAATAAGTATAATTTCCATACCCAAGAGTTGCGATTAGTGTGTTTGTGTTGTTGGTAACTTCTGTTGAATATATTCCGCCGACTTGTGCATCGTTCTTGTAGAATTGAACATATCCTGTTAATGTATCTCCGCTGCTCGGGTCTGTAATTGTCAAATTTACCAACCAATCTGTGTTGTTGTAGACCGTGTCTGGACTTGTGGCATTTGCTATAATTGTCGGTGGAGTATTAACCGTAAAATATTGGGTTGTTTCATTCATATTTCCTGCTGTGTCATTTGCATAAATTGTAATGTTATTTAGTCCTTCTATTGCAATTATTGTTGTGTTTGATATCCCATTGAATCCATAGAAAACACCATAAGATTCTCCTGCAATAAGATACCAAATACCACTTTTTTGAAATACTGTTGGAGCTGCATTCCCTCCAATGTCAGGAAGATTATCCACAATTTTATTATCTGATTGCCATTGTGTTCCTGTCCAATTATAACCAATAAAATTGCCTACATATTGTCCAACAATTAAATACCATGTATCGTCTTTATAAAATACATCAGGCGAATTTCCATTCCCACCAGACAGACCGTTTATAATTCCTGTATCGTTTTGCCATTCACTTCCTACCCACTTAAAACCATAAAATACGTTATTATTTCCTGAAATTAAATACCATGTTCCATCTTTTTGAAAAACAGTAGGTTTTACTGTGGTTAATGAGGGAATTGTGAGACCCGTAATAATAGCAGAATCAGATTGCCATGTTGAACCTGTCCAATTATAACCACTAAAATGTGTTGAGTATTTTCCTACAATAAGATACCAATTGTCATTTTTTTGAAATATTGTTGGGTTTGAATTCATTCCAACATCGCCAAGACCTGATACTATTGCTGAATCAGACTGCCAAGTTGAGCCAGTCCAGTTGTAGCCATTGAAAACGCCATCCATTTCACCTGCAATAAGATACCATGTTCCGTCTTTTTGAAAGACTGTTGGTACTGACTTGTCGCCAACATCGCCAAGACCTGATGTTATTGATGAATCGGACTGCCATTTGTTCGGAAAGCTAATATTACTTCCACCATTCAAACTATATGCTATCCAATCTAAACTTTCATCAGTACTCCAATTTAAATCAATATCCGTATAATTATAGGTAATATTTTCCGGAGAATCAATTGTTATTGTTGGGGGGGTGTTGTCATGTGTTTCTTCTTCTCCGAAATAGTAAGTCGGTTCTGCTGTTGTATATAATGCTCGTAATTCAGATGCAGAAAGAGTTCTATGATATATTCTAAGCTCTTCTAAACTTCCCTTTAAATAGTCACTAGTGTCTTGTTTTTTCCCTATTTGCAATTTGTATGAATCTCCATCCTGTCTTATTTTTCCAGTGTGAGAATAAGAACCCTGAGGAATACCATCTAAGTAATTGTATCCAATATCATTAGTATCATCGAAAGTAAAAGATAATAAATGCCAGTCATTATCAAACCATGATCCATTACTTAAACCGCCGCGAACTCCACCCGTGTTTTCCCATTGGATAGCCATTTTATGATCAACATTATACCATCTAATCCAAAAGTTATAGTGTCCAGAGGAATACCATGAAGATAAAAAATGATTGTAGTGTGAAGTATCGCTTAATTTTGTCCAAAAAGTCACTGTCCAATTGTTTGTATTTAACATATTTGATATTGAACAAAGAGTTATGAGATCATTTCCATCGAAACTATATGCGCCATTCGAATCTCCTCTCCAACCAGTTGAAAGTGTTGCCCCGCTTACTGCACCGTTGCAGCTGCCCACCCTATCTATTGCATCACCATCGAAAGTGTAAAAATTCTTTATGTCTTCACCGAGCGTTTTATCTGCATCACTTGTAGTTTCAGCACTATCATTCCCATAATACATATAGATTGTTGTGTTTGAAGTGTTCGATATTTCAGGGACTTTAACCCAAACAATTGCGTTTGTGCTTGAAACAGTCTTTTCAATCCAGTAGTCTACTTCCTGCTCTGTTGTATCATTAAGCCAGGTAAATCGCAGGTCTTTGAAAGTTGAATTCATCTTGCCTGAAACGTAATCAACATCCAATTTCAACTGATAATTGTTGGATACATTCAGTCCTGTCCCGTTAATCTGAATTTTTTTTCTGTAAGCAAAGGATGAGTTAAACCATGTGGGGTCAAATAATCTTACATTATATGTTTCATCATTAGAATTTATCCTGTATTTAACAGTCAGCTTGCCAACATCTCTCCATTTGTATTTGTATATCCTGGAATAATAATTTCCTTCATCCCATTCAACTTTCATTTTATGGCCAAAACTTTGTGGACTTTTTATATCATTTATTGTTTCTCCTGTATAAAGCAAATCTGTTACATCATATTGCAGTATCTTACCTATTGCATTATGCACTTGTATCCTATGCTCTACAGGAAACAATTCTACATCTGTAGTATTCGTTAGAAATTTATATGTTTCATTTACGGTTATGTTCTGCTTATAAAGAACATTGCGCTTTATGATTGTATAATCGCCATCGGATGAGTTTATTACTTCTCGATATTTGGCTCTCATTTTCTTAGTTCCATCGAATAGATTAACCCATTCAGTTCCGCTTACAACCCATTGCTCATTTTCCCAAACCTTGAAAATAGATTTGGTTGGCTGTATATCTATTCTAACTGAATCTGGCAACATAATGTAAATACTGCAAGTCAGTATTACTAAAATCAATAGTCCTATATGATATTTTTTCAAGTGATCACCTTAAGTATGATTGTAAAGTCCCTGAATGTAGCATGCGTATCAGCATTATGAGGTATATTAACCGATTCAACTTGGACAGTCAGGTCTCCATTATCTGTATCATTATAGCTTACTGAATCGAGGCTGTCAGCATATCCCTTAAGCGTAGCCATATCAGCTTCTCGATTGGCTCCAAATAATCTTCCTTTGAGCGTTATTACATTGCTCATTACTGATACTACCTGTGTCTGTGGTGCTGTCCTTCCTGGAATAGGTTGAGCCGGGACTAATTTCTTATTTGGCCTGTCTACTATATTACAATATAAACTTACTGAACCTAGTGTTACTGATGTGATCCTTGTCATACTATCCCCTTAGCTTCTCTTAGTTTGTTTAATATCGAATCTGATATTGTCTCTCCGATTGATTCCTGGTCTGACATCGAGACTCCTGTAAATGTATTGTTAACTATTAAAGTTACTTCGCCACTTCCTGCATGTTCTTTAGCTATAACCCTTTCTCCTTTTTGGACAGCAATTATTCTATCAGATGTTATAAAACCACCAGAGTGAAAATAATCCCTATATGGAGAATCTTCCTCAGGTGTAAAACCTCTTTTCTTTAATTCAGTAGCAGCGCCATATGCTCCTGATCCTCCTGATCTGAGCATGTCAAACAGATCTGCATTAGAATAGTCAGCCCATGTTTTGGAAGGCCCACGTGGCTCAGTAGGAACACGACTACTTCTACCTCCTCCACCTCCAGTTGCTTCACCTATGTTTACATCATAGCCTCGTAATTCAATAATCTTATTTATTGTCTTTACCATAGCAGAATATAAAGTAATAGTTTGACCTTCTAAGGTTCCTAAAGCAGAAGTGTATTTTTCTGCATTTTCTCTTGCTACCTTATATAGTGTAGTAGCCTTACTTATGGCTCCATTTACATCTTCTGTTCCATTGAATAATAAGTCATTGGCTTTTAGATAGTTATCTTCTATTTCTCTTACATTCAATTGGATTTCTCTTCTCATAGCTCCGAATGACAATTCATATTGCATCTGAAGTAATTGGACGCTTGCATTAGCTTCATCGAGTTTTATCTTCTTTTCTTCAAAGGCGATCATCTCATCTTTGTGGGCTAGCTGGAAATCCAGAGACTTTTTTTGCTGTTCTTTATTTAGTTCCATCAATGCTTTGGCTTCTGTTTCATACATGACAGTTCCTTTGGAATGTTCTAATAACCTTCGTTGGATCGCTATACCCTCAAAACCAGAGCGAAATTCAGTAAGTTTTTGTGCTGATAATGCCTTACCGTAAGTTGAAGTAGGACCATAGTTTAACATCATTTCTTCCTGGAGTTTCATGGCATTAATCTGGCCTGCAAATATTTCTCTCTCTGCTCCTATTTGACCAACGAATCTTGCTTGAGTAATTGCCCCCATCGTAGATTCTGCGTTTTTTAGAAGCTTGTTATATATACTGGTTTGAATATTTACGGATTTCTGTTTCAATTCTAAGGCGTTTAGAGTTCGTTCTTGGTTTATTAGAGCTTGAACCCCTTCTTCATAAGTTAAGTCAAGCCCAGCAAATATCGCTTCTTGCGTCTCTTTAGCTTTTTCTGATGCAGCTATCATTTGAGGAATACTTACCTCTACAGTCTGAAGCATCATTTTAGCCTGAGCATCGTATGCTTTAAGAAGACCTCTAGCTATCTGGAGAGCTTCAGCGTCCTCCATTCCGAATTTTTCGGCTATTTCTTTTTGCAATTCTTCTACGCTTCTTTTTGCGCTTGTGAAACCAAGAATTGTTTCCCTTAGACCTTTGGTTAAGTCTCTTGCAGTTTCATATTGTCCAGCCTTAGTAGCCTGTTGAATCTGCATAGTCATTGGCTGGAATACATCTTCAGCCATAAATCCAAGCCAAGCAGCCATTTCGGAATATTGCTGCATTCCCTGAACTTGCATTGCTTTACCTATGCCCTGAGTTAATTCATTGCCTATCTTAGATCCAAGACCTTCAATTGCTTCACCTATAGCAATCTTTCCAGGTCCTGTCGTCATTGCTCCTATTAAGGCACTAGCTCCAAGAGCTCCGGAAGTCCACAGCGCACCTGTTTTCAATACTCCCAATAGGCCTCCTTTACTGCCTGCGGAAATGGCTAGGCCTCCAATTCTTCCTCCTGCTTCGGCAACTAGTCTTCTTTGCAGTGCTGGATCTTCTATTCCTTTACCAACTAATTTTGGACCTAAAAGAGGGATTGCTCTGATTAATTCTTTAATGGAATTAGAATTTTTAGCTGTTTCTTTTATTACTTTAGTTGCGACATTAGTAGTGGCTGAGGCTTCTTTTGATCCGAGATATGGTGTTTGTGTAAACATCTTAATGCTCTCAGCACGAAGTTGAGCTGTAGTTAATCCAGATGTAGGCCCTAATCCTGCTGCTCTTCTTGCAGCAGATAATTCCTGGCGAGTTAGAGCCAACGCATCCTTATGCTTAACTTCAGCTTTAATCAGTTCGTCTACATTGGCAGAAGCTGTGCGTCGTGCTGCACTAAGCTCATTCTGTTGTTCGGCTAATGTCCTGTAATATTTTTTGATATCAGAGTTTATTGAGGATATACCCTTGCTGATTTGTCTTTTATCAACAAATAGATTTCCTTCGCCTCCTTTGTTCTTCAATAAATCATATAATGCAGAGCGATCCGCTTTCGCTTTGGAAATCATTCCTCTTGTTTTATCGATCTCTTCAATCATTTGAGCCTGCGTTCCTGTCTTCCAGCTTGCTTTTATATCTGTAATTTCTGTTCGTATTTTGCTGATCTGCTTTTCGAGTTGAACTTGTTTTTCCAGGTTCTTAGTCGTAAATGATTCTAAACTAGCTGACTCTTTTTCTATCTTGAACATATCTTTCAATGATTTAAGAGCTTTTTCCCTGGTAGCTAAGGCTTTAGCTTCATCAGCAGCATTTATGGCTGTAGTTGCACTTTTAGAAATGTCAGATAGTTGCCCTACAGTTTTTGCTGCTTTGATCGATTTTAATCCTTTATATGCACTATAACCAATTATTGATGCATCTATTACTGCACCGCCAAGTTGCATTTTTCCAAGCTCAATTAGCGGTGGGACTACTTTAGATACTTCAGAAGCAAGGCCAGAGTAGGCACGCAAGGATTTCTCATTAGCGGAGAGTTGGTTTCTATTCATTTCTTCCAGGATTCGAATCATTTCTGCTTCTGTATTTCCTGTAATGTTATTCCCTATAGTATCTGCATCTATTATCCTGCCTTTAAATGTCTCTGCCATTTACTTCGCCTGTTTTTTAAACTGCTCGATTATCTTCCTAGCTCTCGCTTGCTCTTCCTCTATTCTTTTCTTTTTCTCTGCTTTTTCGAAATCGAGGTTATCAAGGAACATAAGCCCAAGGATATCACAGGCTCTTTCTTTTCTTACCTGCGAAGGAAGCCATCCGCATTTATCTCTAAAATATTGATATGTTTTCAATTCTTCTGGGATAGCTTCTTTCGAAAATTAACAGGCTTAAATGCATAGATCTCCAACCAAAGGCTGGTTCCCTCCTGGAAGGTCAAACTCTTTAGGATTTCATTTTTTTCCTGCTCAGATCCTATTATGGATGCTTTTACATGGGACTCAATTTGTTTGTCTGTCTCACTATTTAATTTTATATACTCGCTATAGTTAAGACACCTGAAAGTTACACTAAAACCATCATTGAAAGTAATGGTTCTAGTTCCATCAGGGTTGTCTTTTAGTTTATAGTCTGCATCCTTAATTGCTGGTTCAATCACTCAATCACCTCTTAACTCCATGGAGACGCATCTGAATTGTAGATATGGCAACTATCGAGAGCTAATGGTCTGATTGCCATAGCAAGTGTAATAGGGGTATTGCCTACGTCCTTAGTAAATCCAGGAGTATCAATTATTGAGTTTTTGAATCCTATAAAGATTTCGTCTTTTGTTGTAGTTGCACTACGAGTCATTGTGATATTGAAATTAAAGTCAAAGATAGTTGTGCCTTGTGCCTTGGTTGTGGTTTCAACACCACCTGTGGTTCCTGTAAAGAACGCATCATAGTGTTTTCTGTCTGTGAAATCTACATTAAGGATTGCATTGTAATTTCTTCCCTGCTCATGGATTGCAGAGATGCATCGTTCGTCTCCTGTATCAGTGCAATACATTTTTGGATTAAGATCATTATCGATTGTGACTTCCCAGCGATTTACATTTTCGAATACTTCAGCTACTGTAGTTGCAGCATTATTTGTCTTGATAACACAGTGATGCCACCTGAAAGGCTCTACATCCGGTGCGCTTGCTGTAAGGACAGTAGTTGCGATTCTCATATCTTGGGCTATGAAATCAACATTCTCTGTTACAAAACCACCTGAGTCGCCTGAGATCGAATATCTGCTAACTTTGCATCCTTCATATTCTCTAGAGAATCCACTACCTGCTACCTGGTCATACAAAGTAAACGAAGGGATTTCATCCTTCTCTGCGATTGTATGGTCATAGTAGTCTGCGGTTGTTGTTCCGACAGGTGAGCTTGTTACGCTTCCAAAGGCCATTTTCAAAAACCATCCATCACTTAGCCATTGTGAAAAAGAATCAGAATAGCTAAGAGGCCCTAACTGAGGTTGTGGCATGTTTCTTGTATTTACTCCATCAAAGAATCTCTGATCACTGAATCCTTTGTTTTCTGAGCCTGCTGGTCCTGAAATAGGGAACCTTAACTTAGTGGCTGCTGCTGTTGTAGCTGTTCCATAAGTTGCTTCTTCTGCTACAAATATCTGGCCTGAATAGCCAAATGCTGGTCGTGTAATTGTCATTTCTTATCCTCTCCTATTTTTGGATTTGTGGGTTTAGTCTTTTCCACTTTCTTTTCTGATTTGGTTTCTATATGCTTGGCGATGAATCTTTTGTCTTTTACTAATTTGCCTAATTCATCCGGAACTGTCGCTGATACTCCAGGCTCCATATTAAGCCATGTTATTTTTTTTGATGATGGATGTACTAAACCCAATATTCGTTTTCCTTCACCTTGTTTTAGTTTGATTTCAAACATGTTTAACTCCTCCAGATAAATAGATTGAAATATGTTCTATTGAAATACATCTTGCTCTGCGGATCGAAATCAAAAGCCAATCTTAGCGTCGGGGCTCTTGTTATGCTTGTGATTCCAGGGATGCTTGTTGAGTTCGACTCGATGTAGTTCATGACCTGATCCCAAATTCTGTTTAATAGCTTAGATCCTCCATATTCAACTTCATTTATTGTTCCCTTAACTCCACCTCTCACCAGGATATACATTCTAAGTATGACATTCATTGGCTGGACTGTAGAGCCCATGTGCATCCGTCCTGGAGTCTCTTTATCCCATATGAAATAAATCCTTGGAGTTTTGGCATTCTCTTCGTATGCACCATAATATATCCAATTCTTATCCGTTCTATGAATCGGATCTTCTACATTATCACGCAAACCCTCAAGGAGGTTGTCTACAGCTTCGCTAATGTAGTCTGTCATATTTACCAGTATGGATTTCCAGTAGCTTCAAGTCGAGATGAAAGCATCTTTCCTCTTGCCCTTAGTGCCTTTTTGATGTAATATTCATATTGTGCTTTATTCCAGTCTGTAGTTGCTCCTTCCATTTTAAGTGCGGGTTCAGGAGTATCACCATAATGTCCTGATTTGATCAGGCTCATCGTAAGGTGAGCAACAGCAGACTGAATTAAAGAGTATCCTGCATCTGTAGACACCCATCTTCTACCGCTATCTCTCTCTGCAATCAGCGATGCTTTGGTTACGCTGGTCGTGAAAGCACTTCTTGAGATTTCTTTTCCAGTGCCAACTTCTGATTCAGTAATCGCGGCGAATTCAGCTGGCGTTACGTAGTTTTTAGTGTGGAGAGAGAAGAATAATTGATCAACCCAGAAGCGCCCAATAGACGTTCCTGTAATGACTTTTATCTTTGCATGGCTGGCAGTTGATGGTGAAGTTGTGGATATTTCTGAACGAGTCCAGTCTGAGTAAGAATATATTTTATCTCCTTCATCGGAGCTTATTAAGGTGCCTTCATTCGTATACCAATCAATCTGTCCCATGATGTATCCGCTAGAGGAATATGACTTAAGCCAGCATCTCATATCATAAGTTGAGCCTGCTGTGATTGGCACATTAAATTGTGTTCTTAAACCGGAAGAATAAATCGTAGATCCCTCGCTGTTAATTTTAAACATGCGCGTGCCTTCAATGGGCCTTACTTCATAAGTGGTGCCAACATCGAGATTTTGTTCCATTGAAAATATTGGTGTGGCTCCTGTAGTCGAATAAAAAGATTCGTATCCTTCAGGAACATCAGCATCAGTTGCGCTTATAATTTCAAAATTGCCATTATTAAGAATATTCAGGTCTATTTCTCTTGCTTGATAATTCATATATTTCGCCTTGCTTGGCTAGGTTTGTGGCTGGGCATAGCCCAGCCACGAAGGTGATACATTAAGGGATGATGTCTCTTACTTTCGCTTTAACAGCTTTGGTTGTATTCTGAGTTATATGAACAAGTCCAATTGCTGCGAGGAAAGGGGTGAGATTAGAGACTATGTTTGCAGCCTGTTCATATGGCACGCCTTGCACCGCTGCTACTATTCCTATCATAGCCCCATAGATGGCTGTGTTCCTAAGTTTTTCCATCTCAAAGGTCATCTTAGGATTCTCAAGTTTCTTCTTCATATACGGAGCTAATCCGCAAATTATGCCTGCTGTTGCTCCATATACTACAGGCCATAGACCTGCTATAATAGATATATCCATATTTACACCTCTAAAGGTTTATGGTTATAGTTAGAGTGCATTTTATTTAATTGTTATCTTTAATTGCCTGATCGAGAAGGATCATAGAATCGATAAGCTGCGTGCCCTCTTTAGAAGTCGAATAATAGTTGGAGATCTTATGGTTGTAATATCTATTCTTTTTTTCTATCAAACCAAGATCAATCATTTTAGAAACCATGTTATAGGTATTACTGGAATGAAAATGGAATTTCTTTATTATACTTCCAATAGAATTAGGCTCGATCATTCTGATTTCCTTTAGTAACGTAAATGGCTTAGTTCTAAAGAATGGATTGGTATATGAGTTCCGGATCTGAATCACCCAAAGCCACAAATGGCTTATTTCGAATATCGCATTTATTCAAAATTGAGGAATACATTAGCGATTGTTTCTTGGCTTTTAAATAATTATTATATGTATTTCTGCTTTTAATCTCTCCAACTAAGTAGTAGTCTTCAAGCTCATAGATGATGTCTGGTTCTTTGCGGGAATCGCATCCGTATTTTTTAAAGGAAATCCTTAATGGAGTTTCAGCGCAAATTCTCATGATTTCACAGCATGAGATTCCTAATGGTTTGAGAAGCTCATCTGTAGGAAATCTATATTTACTTACTATTCGATCATGTGTTCTGCTAGTTGACCTCATAAATACTTCACTCGGTTCCTGGTATATATTTGCTTTTCCAGGACATTAAGAGTTTCCATCATGTCTCCCAAACATCTATATGCATTAATTGTATTTATAGATTCCATCACTTCACTTGGTGTATTCTCGCTTTCCATATACTCTCTGCAAAAGGCTCTTTGTATGGGATCGCACTCCAGTCTCAAGCAGAATGGATTTCCACATTTTTTCATTACTTGCACCTTAGTTTGCTTATGATTTCATCCTGTAGTATATATTGCTCTACTTTCTTTGTCAAATCGAAGTCCTTTTTGTCCAAATAATTCATGAGCTCTTTTTTATGATATTGATTTTCTGATTCGCGCTCAATCAGTTCAAGGAATCTCATATATGTCTTATCAAGGACTTCAAGAGCAATAACTGCCATTTCATGCCTCTGAGCTATCAGGCTGTTAGGCATGGTATGATTTTCCTTAATATACCTATAGATGTAGTTCGTAATTCCTTCTAATGGTTTTAGAGCTTTTTCAAAAGATACTTGAGAGTCTTGTTCATAGAACAAAGGCAAGCGCCTTAGTCCAATTTCCACATATGCGCTTGCATCTTCGTTGAGGACTCTTTTGCTAGGAAACATTTTTTCCATTTGATTCTCGTTCATCTGGTCACCCATATATTTTATTAGTCTGCTCATCCTCTGCAGTATGAAAATTCTCGTCAATTAATTCGTCATATTCTTCATTTTCAATTAATTCTATTTCTTTTTCTAATAGCTTATAGTCTTCATTGGTTGTAAAAGAAGGCAAGCCTTTCTCGTTTAGATAAAATGTGTAGTGTTCTTCATTGGCTCGCTTTCCAAATTGATAGCCCCGATAGTTATTAAGAAACGATTGTCCTACATGTATTGCAGACTCTATATTAAACATATTCTCAAGATTGTCATCACCGAGTTTGCTCAATCGTTGAAATTCGGACTTGGAATTCATGGCTAATGCATAGATTCTATCAAGGAAATCTTCTTTGGTTATTTTTTGCATATATAATTAAGGAATTGCTTTCTATATAAATGTGTTCCTTATAACACAATAAAATCTTCCGTTATCGACTGTGTCATTATGGGAAGCCCAAACAGGCTCTGCACCGAATGTCGCTTTTCACCTTCTTCAGTTATCCTCATTAAGTCTCTGCAATGGATGTTGAGTTTCGCAAGGAATTCATGGCTGACTATTATGTGAGTGGGCTGTTCTGCCTTGTATTCCTTAAAGGTCAATAATACTTTCTGTATCCTTTCAATTGGATCTCCTTTCATTTAACCACTTTGAATTTCTTCTCAAATTCTTCAGGCGAATAGATGCCTGTTGAAAACGCCAAATTAACTATCCAATCTTTATCTCTAATTTTATATCCATCTTTTCCATAGGCATCATAGATATAGAATGTATAGTCTTCATCTTTGAATACTTGTATTTTCGTATCGCATATCTCTAAAGTGCACTTGACGATGCTCGCTTTGGAGTCCTTCGTTTGTTTGTCTGCAAGCTTTTTAGCCTTCGCCTCATCGAACTGAAATGCAGTTCCATTTGTTGTTAGTTCTGTAGTTACATTTATCGGTTTCATTTTAATTCCTCCTTTAATGCCTTGAAAGTATCAAGGGCTTCCTCGGATGTTCTTCCTGAGACTTGAAGTGTCTGGGTTTTTATATCTGACAGTCCTTTGCGTTCTTCCTTGTTAAAATAAATCGTAGGGAGATTTTTGTCTATATATTCAGTCTTGTGAATTACTTCCTTATTTGGCTCTTTCATTAGATCCCTCCAGTATCTGCTTGATTAACTTATGCTGCTCTTTGACTAAGTCGGTTTCGCATAATCGATCGGCTTCGCATTTGCAATACAATCCAGCGTATCCCAAAACTGCCAAGTTTCTTTTAGTGTTGCACAGTTTGCATTTATCGTATTCATCCAACAGTTTCCTTGCTCTTCCTATCTGGTCTATGGCTTTCATGGTATCCCTGTCTCGATTGATTCCTGATTAGTATGGCCTGGGTCGTGTTGGGGATTCATCGTAGATGCACATCACTCCCGGTTCTGTATCTAAAGGACAAGGTTCACCCCTCTGGTTTAGAGCATCGTCTTTTGCTTTCGCATGGATTCAGGTCATCTGTTTTAGAGTTCTTAATTTTCTATATCTATGGTTCCTTAGCTCCTCTCAATGCAAATCGCCAAGAGGATTATGAATAATAGTATCGGAATCGCCTGTGAAGCTTGAGATATATCGCCTGCTAGGTCTATCAGTGTTAGGATACAGATCAGACACACTCCAAGGGTTGACATCCAACTATTCATATTAACCACAATACTAACCACAATCTGCGCATCTGGTCAGCCAGCATTTTTATGAACAGGACACCACACATTTCTTTATTCATTTAGATTCCTCCCAGCGCTCCCAGCGCATATGCTATCACCATGCAGAGTGTTAAGAGTAGCATAAGAAGCATCGCCTTGTAAAGTTTAGGTATGTCGCTGATGGCTATGTCTATCAGTGTTAGGATACAGACTAGATACCATCCAATGACTATCAGGCAATTAATCATATTAACCACAATCTGCGCATCTGGTCAGCCAGTATTTTTTATGAATAGGACACCACACCAGGCCTTTAATCTCTTTCTCCATAGTTAGAATTGGTGAGTTTTCTTTATATATCTATGGACTATCAGAGACTATGTATCTGTTAGGATTTAGTCTAATGCTCTCACTTGCATGGTCCTAGTCTTCGTCCGCCTTTTCTTCTGCTTGGATATCTGCTTCTTTTTCTTGGACCTCTTCCATCTCTGTCTGGCATAGTGTCACCTCTGCTTATCTTGAATGTTAATTATTGGTATAGTTTCTTTATATGTCTGTGTATCCTCTCAGAGTCCTTTCCTAAAAATTTGGGTGTGCTCAAGTGAGTTTGTACTCATTGGGTTTGTACTCCTTGGGTTTGTACTCTCAGAGACCATTCTTGAAATTTTGGTGTGCTCGACGAGTGACATATAGTAATAAGTAGAAAAAAGTTGACTGAATTCTGAGAGATGTATAGTCTATAGTAAGTACATATCACATTGCGCGCGCATGCATAGCGATCCATTGGTTCATTGGTTCCGTTGTTGTAGTGGGCATTGGCGCATTTAATTAATTCCAGGCGCTAAGGCGCTTAGTGAATGGGGGGACACCCCCCGTAACCCCCCCGATAAAAGTTGTCCTCAGCAAGTGTCTCGTTCGTGGTTAAGAGGTTGGTTCTCACTTGATGCGTTGGTGAGTGAGAACCAATTTGCATTCATGAATGGGGCGGTGCTGAAAGCAGACCAGAGCCCGGGGCCCCTACCCCAAACTCTGGCAGAGCGGGCGCTAAAGACGCCCGCATATTTATCATCGGAGAGGGGCACCTTTAATTGAGGTTTGCGGTTGGCAGTTCTATTAAATATAAACCGCAAACCTCATTAACCCATTCATTCATGCAAACTGCGCTCCGCTTGCCTCTATCTGGTAATCTCTCTCTCACAAAAAAAATTGGTGAGAGAGAGAGGTAAAAACCTCTCGGGAGGTGTTCACCATGAGTTTAAAACAGAAAACATATGAACTGCAGATGAAATTAATTCGTCTGCAAAAGGCGCACGCAATGCGTCACACAGATTATGAGCTGGAGGTTGATTAATATGTTATCTCCACAGCAGAAGCTACAGAACAGGTTGAATTCACTTCTGCCTGATTTGAGGAAAACGACCAGGTTTAGCCCTGAGTCGATCAGCTTCCTTCGGGTGGCTGTGCAGATGGGTGAACCGTCTGCTGTTCAGCGTGCGCTGGACAGGTTGGAAGCACTGGATGACTTTGTCATGGGTGCTACTGGTCTGGCGCAAAAGGTGGAGAGTTTTACTTTGTATGACCTCCATCTAGACCGAATCGAAGCTGAAGCAGACTCGATAAGATCTGCTCTTCTTACCTCTCCTGAGAAGGCTCAGGCAGAGGCTGAGAAGGAAGACAGACTTCAGAAGATGTCTGGGTTGGATTATTCAGACATCTACGGACAAGAACCCTCATGGGAACCTGTTGGAGCTACATCGAGAGCTCAGGCTTTCCGTCAGGGTAAACTCCAGTCTCGAACAGCTGAGCGGGACAGAGAGTTCACCGAGATGGAGATTATGCATGAGCAGAGTCTGTTTGATTCTGCTTATCCGCATGAGACGCTTGCGGATAGAGAAGAGCGTCTCAAAAAGGAAGAAACTCCGACATTGGAGTCATTCCTAAGTTTCTTGTAGGGCTTGTCCCTACTTTCTTTTTTTTTATATTTAGGCGCTCTATGCAATTGGTGAGCGCGAATAAAGGCTTTTGGTGTACTGCACACGGAGGAGGTTGGTGTCCGCAAGGGCAAATAAAGTTTTCCCCTCCGGGTCGCTAGCGCTAAAACTTTATAAGCCCTTGCTCTTCCGTGTAGGGTTAAAGAAAGTCAGGAGGAGGTCTGAATGAATATTAAATTTATACATAATTGGGGCGGAAAGCTGGATGCAAAGAAATTCACAACCATACGGAGAAATCCGTATTGGTTAGATAAACGTGGAGAGATTCATGTTTATCTAAAGGGAGAATATTATGCTAAAAGAGAACTCGTTGATGTTATTAGAGTTCCTTTTGGCACAATCGACAGGTCTGTTGTTGAAGCAGATACAGGACTGTCTTATGAAGCTTCTCTTAAGATTTTTGAGAGCTTCAGAATAAAAGAGGATACGATGGTTTGTATTCTCTTTTTTGAATAACTTTTCTTTTTTTTTCTCCTGTGGAGGTCACCTTGACTTCCACTGGAAAAAAACGCGCCTGCCTTGGTTATATTGGGGAAGGCAGGCGCTCTACACTTCCACAGGAAGTGAAGGTGCCAGCCAGTGTGACCTACATTTCCTGTGGAACTTGAGTTAGGCGCTCTATGCAATGGGTAAGCGCTTAACCTACCAACCATACATACCTTACCTACCCATCGGAGATACACGTTGGTGAGCGGGATGAGGCATATAAAGTTTTCCCCTCCGGGTCGCTTCGCTAAAACTTTATTAGCCCCACCCGCCAGGGAGAGCACATAACATTTAAGAATTAAATGTGTATGGTGTTTACTCACCCTCTGCACATTTAGATAAAGGAGGATGAGTGATATGAGTGATATATTAGAAAATCTTCAGCACAATAACTATGGTTATTGTGATTGTGGATTGAGATTAACGCTTCTCGTAAGAGAGGCGGGTGTGTCTTCCACATACCCACAGGAGGGCTGGAAAGTGTACGATCATAAGGTGATGTGTTCTTCCTGTGATGTAGAAGAAATTAGGCACCTTGAAGAAGAAGGGTGGTATGTGGTAGGCTGGTAAATTTCCGTAGGTGAAAAAAATGAAAACAAAAACATTAGATGTTAAGAGTATAACGGTTAGCTATTTCCCTGTGGAGGAAATAACTGACATGCTAGAAAAGGTGAAAAAGGAAGTTTCACCTTTTTTGAAGGAACTTCCACGTTTTATTAATCAAGTGGAAGTTCAGATAAAAGGAACGAGCCCACAGATGGAAGCGTGGGCGAATGTTTCGATTAAACTGTATATATTCGATACGTCTAGAAATGAATATATCTCCGAGAAAAGCATAAACTGTAGATGGAGCTATAAACGGAAGATATCTAGAGATCTCTTCCTGAATGATATAGACTCCTTTGAAGGAGTCGAGTCATATTGTAAGAAGTTAGCTTAATCGATTAAGCAGTAACTCTATTAGTATATAAGATAGTATATAGTATATAGTATGTATATGTTATGTATATGTTATGTATATGTTATGTATATGTTATGTATACAGTATATATAGTATATATATAGTATGTATATATATAGTATGTATATATATAGTATGTATATATATAGTATGTATATATATAGTATGTATATAGTACCTACCTTATAGAGTATGTCATACATATAGGTAGAGTAGAGTAATGTTGAGGTGGGGGGTAACCCCCCACATTCTTGCGCTTATTGATGTACTCAGTAAATCGATAAGCATATAAAGATAATAGTACACTTTTCTTGTATGAATTCCAGAAAGACGCTTCAAATTGATGAAGACCTAAAAATGCGCTTTGATAAAATCAGAGGCAGTAGCGCCAACAGCAAAATGGCACTATTGCTGGATGTATACACTAAAAAGATAGCAGAAGAAGACAATGTATACAGATTAATCAATGCGCACATGATAGACTTAAAAGGACAGCTCAATTCATATCACAAAGATATTAAATCCTTAAGTGAGAGGATATACCAACTAGAACAAAACATTAGAGGTAAAATAGAAATGTTAAGATAGCTATAAACCCTTGCGCTTATGCAAGTAGTAATACCAAATCGATAGCTATATAAAGAATTAGTATTAAAATATAGACATGGTTATTCAAAAACACATAGTAGTCTCTGAAACGATCTGGAATTCATTTCAGAAAATCAGAGGCAAGAGCCACAATGACAAAATGCTCAATTTGCTAAATAGTACTACCAAAACAGTAGCAAAGGAAGAGATTATTACTAAATTATTAACTGATCATATGGAAGACATTAAAACAATCCTTGAAAGGCAAAATAATATCATAGAATCTCAAGCTAGAGACATACAGAATTTTCTCGATAAAGCTGGATCTTTAATGAGCTATATCGAGAATCATACTGGATATTAGATACATTATGCTCTCAGACCTCCTGAGAGGCTTGTAGTTAAACGATCAGGTTTCTAGGTATAAATACCTACCTTCCCCCCTGATCGTTCCTCTATGAGCTCCTATGGAGGTTATAGGTATATCCTCTACTCAATATACCTCTAGAGGATATTTGATTTTTGGTAACACATACTGTTGTTTTCTATGGGTACTACACTACGAAACGGAAGCAGTAGGACTTGTGTAGATATAATTAACTTATTTACATTATGAAACGTAAGTAGGACTTGTAAATAGTGTAATTACCTTATCACATTACGAAACGTAGTAGGGCCTATGAATAATGTAACTAACAATTATTACAAAATGTAAAGTAATGGGATTTATAACTTTGCCAAATCGATAGTGGTTGGTTCAGTTGGGTAACTGGAGATCAAATGAAACAAAAAGAATATCAAGGAGAGGAAAATCTGTTTCGATTTCTAGCTGAGATGACTTTCCTTGATGTGAATAAACTTAGAAGATATTACCGTGAATGGAACAATGTTAGTAACAATTTCAAGGAAAGTGATTAAATGATAAACTGTGCTGTTAGAACTACGAGCAAAAAAGAGAGAGAACGAGTTGAACAGATATGTGCTCAATATGATATCTCCTGGGAGTTAGGTATTAAGCCACCGTCTGGAGTTTATAGTACTAAAAAAGCTGTATACTTTTGTATAGGACGGTTTCTTTCATATACGTATAAACTTAATGTAGCTAATAACAAATACATAAAAGCAAATAGGGAAGTTTATTCTTATGATGACTTTGTTTTCTACTTTGATAAATCGAAAATGAATGCTATGAAAGGATCTATTGTTCAAATTAAAACTGCAAATGAATTGTATAAAGTAGAAAGTGTTTGCTCTAAGTATAACATTTACTGGGATCACAATTATTGGCTAAGCAACAAATGGATAGCTGATGGGTTACATATCGACTTTAATTGTATAAACAAAGGTAAAGAATTTTATATCTGCATTGATAATGCATTGACATTTACTCTTTCAATTTCCACTGAAAATAAAGACTTACCTATGTATTCAGTTAAAGAATTTGTAAAGAAATTTGATAAATTCTTGGAGAACAAAAGTGAACTGGACTAGTCTTAGTACTATGGACTATCTCTTTGGTAAGGAATTAAAAGATGAAGAAGCCAAAAAGATATTAGCAGGAAAAGCTTATCTATTCGGCTGGACTATATACAAGTAGATGATAACTAAAATGCAACCTATCTATTCATGTTTATTCGAAGATATTCCGATGAAGTTCAAAACTGAAAAGTTTAAATTATCTGATAGTCTTTATGAATCTCATAAACAAAAACTAAATTAAGACAATTAAAAATGAGGTGATAAAATGGCAGTAAAAAAAAGTCTGTTTGATGAACTATACGATAAAGCAGACGAAATTGTAAAAAAACTGAAGAAACCATTAACAAAAAAGGGAATTAAAAGAAAATTTTCTGCAGCATACGATGATGCGGAAAATAACAAAATAGATGCAGAACTTAAACTGCAAGATTTAAGAAGCAAGTTTAATGACTTCGATGTAAATGCAATATTAGAGCAAAAAATAATCATCGAGGAGAATATTGCACTGCAAGAGAAACTAGAACAGGAATATGAAGAACTGTTCGGAAAGAAAATGCCAAAAAGCGAGTAAATTGGGGGAACTTCCTCCCTAATTTTACTCCATTAAAGAATGGTGATACTATGGAACATTGTATTGTAAAAGTTGAGTCAGAAAACGAAGTAACTAAAGTCGTAGATATATGCTATAAAAATGGCGTAGAATGGCGTTCAAGAACAAAAGATTATATGCCATTTGATTTTAAGAAAGACAAAGAATGTTATTTGTTCGTTCAAAACACTATTATTTATGATATAAATGCTAAGAGTTATGCAATATGTAAATCCAAAAGAGATAAACAAAATATATACTCAGCCAAAGAATTTATTCGTAAGTTTGGTGAATCGAAATATAGAATCAAAACGAAAGAAGAATTCATTGAAGAGTTTGGTGAGAATTGGAGATATCATGTAAATCTGACATTCACACCGAGCATGGATGAACTTTTTGGTATAAAATTAACAAATGATGAATATATTGAATTAGAACAAAAAGGAAATTGTTACATCCGACCTTGGTTTATAAGCAAGGATATGATAACTGAAGTGGATAAACCCATAAATCGTTGGGACAAAGCACGACTGTTTGAAACGATAACAAAACCATTTAGATTAGAAAAAGAAAAATTCAAATTATCGGATAGTCTTTTTAAAAGAAAAAAGCCAAAACTAAATCAAGACAATTAAACCTGAATGTGAAATGAGTGGAAAGAAATGAATATAAGCAAATGACAAAAGGAATTAACTATGATATGTCCAAATTGCGGAAAGGAGTATGAACCCATTCTTAAGCGCAAGCATCCAGAGATAAATATCTCAGATGAGTTTCCTGATGCCTTGCCAATCGAAAGGGAACAACTTATATCTGGCATCTGTTCAGATGATTGTTGGGATACTTGGATTATTGGAAAGTAATTACCTCTGGCGAAAGATCGTACGACTTTGGGTGGTGCGTCCTTGCTGTCGAGATAAATGTGTGATCTGCATTTATTTGAAGGGACAGTAGGTTAAATGTGTTATAAAAAGACACCACACGATCCGCCAATAGAAAACAGTAGGAAGTAAAAATTATGAAAATATTAATTTATCTAGTTGAAACTTTACTTTTAATAACTGCATTCTGTTGTGGATATTACTGGTCAATCGAGAATCATGATCCTGAAATTCAGATAGAAACTGTAAATATATCTATAGAAAACAAGACAGAGCTAAATCAATTGCAAAATCGAATTGCAGATGAAATCAAATTAAAAGAATACTATATATCTGAAGCTAAATACTATGAACTCAAATATTTAAGTGAAAATAAATTAGATAAGAACCCATTGTTTGAAGAAGTCTTTGCCTTTATTAAGAAAGATAAAACAGATCGAAATCTGTACTTAGACAAATCGAGATATGACTGTACACAATTTTCAAATACATTAATAAGAAATGCTTTCAAAGAGAATATATTAATGTGCGCTGTTGAAATAAACTATAACGAATCCAAAGGACATATGATAGTAGCTGTGAATACTTCAGATAGGGGTTTGATTTACATTGAACCTCAAACAGATAAAATCGTTGAACTAACTTTTGGAAAAAATAAATGGATGAACCATGAACCAGAAGTAATTGGATGGGATAGTTGCTTTGAAAGAAAATTCAAAAGGTAAAGCTTATGGAAATTAATGGATATAGAATTGATTTCGATAAATCACTAGAGATGCACAAGAAAGATGCTATTGAACAGATCACTGAAGTAATTAAAGAACATGAAAAGTGGATACAACAAAATAAAAGCAAGACAATAGAACTAACTGAAGCGCAATTAAAAAAGCTACTTGCTGATATCGAATCTGCTCTCGTCTTTAATGATTATTATATTTATGCTCCAGAAGAAATCAAAGGAATAATCGAAAGAGTATTAAGAAAACATTTGAGATAAGATGTATCTAATTGTTCAGTCCAGCCATAATGTGTCTTTCGCTCTAAGCGAAACACACTTAAGGCTGGACTCAGAGATGTTCATTATGTTAGATATTCTATTTTATAATTATTATCGGATTCTGGGTTATCCACGATATCCTAAAATCCGAGAATAAACTTTAGGAGGTGTCTTTAATGGACACAAACTTTGAGAAATTGCTAGCTACTGTTAGCAAGAAAATTGAAAATGGAAACTTCACTAGGAAATCCAGAGAGATTTCAGAAGTGTTTTCCGCGCTTGTTGAAGAGAATAAAGGAAAAGCCAAAGGAAAGAAAAGAGGAATGAGCGCAAGTGAATGTGGCGTAGTTGGAAACCTCTATAAGGATATGGCTATCATTGCTGCACTACAAGCGAAAGAAACAAAAGACCTTGAGGTAGCTAAAGCTGCAAGCGGATTGAATCAAAGAGCAACCTATTGGTTCAATGAGCGTAGGCTTAAAGTAGAGTTTGCTAAAAAGCTTGATTCCGAAGGAAAGTATACACCTCGTGAGCTAAGCGAAAAGTCCAAAGAAGCTTTATTGAATGGCTACCTTAGCCATATCTAATTGAGAGGCTATTCCTCTCTTTTTTTGCTTTTTTTTATTTTTATTTAAAGTTAAAGAGACAGTAATATAGTAATTGGATGCCTTATGACTTTCCATAAATATCCTAAGATTTATCGAATTGGATCTGACGAAACTAAAGAACTAATAACTAGTCCTACTGACAAACTCTATGTAGAAGAAAAATTGGACGGTGGAAATGCCAGATTTATGGTAAAGGATAAAAGGATAATCTTTGGAAATCGAACTAAAATCATTGATGATACCACTAGAGGTAGTAATAAGATATGGTATAATCGATGGACTACATATATAACAAATCTGCTTAAAGATAACGATGTGCCTGAAGATTTAATCTTCTATGGAGAAGCAATGTTTGAACATAGCATTAACTACGATTTTAAGAAACATCCACCATTTATTGGATTTGATATTTTCGACTTAAAGACTAATAAATTTGTAGATTATGGATTTAAAGTTAGCATGTTTAACTCACTTGGTATTGAACCTGTTCGTTTAATCGAGATAACTACTCCTAGAAAATTTACAGAAGAAGATATTGGCGCTTCTTCTTATTATTCAGGAAAGTGTGAAGGATATGTTATTAAAAACTACAAAACTCAGGTATTTGGAAAAATAGTACGAAAAGAATTCCAAGAAATAAATAAGAAAATATTTGGTATGAGTAAGAAAGAAGCTAGAAAATTAGGAAATGACTCTGAAATATTTGTAGTTACATATTGTCCAAATGCTAGAATAAATAAACACATATTCAAGCTTCTTGATAAAGGTAAAAAACTCGATATGAGCTTAATGAAATATCTACCTAAAAGCGTTTGGGAAGATATAATCAATGAAGAAGCTAAAACGATATTACGCTCAAATCTAACTCTTAATTTAAAAGATATTAGGATCAAAGTAACTAAACGATGTAAAATATTACTTGAACAAATGATCAAGAATAATTACTTAAATTCATAGTTAAGGCATAGGACGTTCCTATTTATCATTTGGATACTACGTCCCGCCTTTTCACTAAAGGCATAAGAGGTTCCTATGTAGATCTCTAATCTGATCTGTACCTCTAGCCTTTATACTTATCGGAGGAACCGAAATGAATGAACAACTCATTAGACTGTTTAAAGCAGTAGAAGTAAAAACAAAAAGCAAAGAGAATTTAAACGAGATTCTAAAATTAACTATACCAAAAGGGTTTATCTTCTCGCCTGTGGTAATAGCTAATTATAATAAGGAAGAATTAATTAAACTTATTGCTATTATCAAAAAAGAAATTGGTCTGACATCTGCCCAGATGAATTCTTCATTTCATAAATCATGGCAAAAGGTAAAAGAAGCAAGTATAGAGCAACTTGTACTTGAACAAATGATACATTACCTTACAACTTATGGTTTTGAACAACTTGGCATTTATGACAAGGACTCTGTGTATATTCCTAATGAAAAATTAGAACTTCCTGAATTAACAGAAGATTTCAAGTTACTTGTAATAAATGGTTACAACAAAACTGAAATCAAAACTAAATTGATGACACTCCTGAATGGAATAGCTCTAAGTGAATCTACAGTTCAAGATGTATCAAAGGTAGCTATTGAAGTTGGATTAACTGCTAATGAAATCGAACTGATTAAAAACAAAGAAGTTAGTACAATACTCTTTAATCACATGAATCTAATTCCACATAGTCCTGTAGAATTTCTTAGATTACTTGTTTATAAATCCACTGGAAAAATGCTTCTAATCAAAAGTCCAGAAGTCATAAGTGATCTTAGAACTACTATATGCATGCCTATACCTTACTTGATTTCAAAGTACAAAGAACAATATGGACTAGAACCATTAGCTAGTATTTTCTATAGATATAAACCACTATTTTTAGCGCTTAGAACAAATGGCACTGCAGTTAGAAAATATATTAATAAAATAAGAAAGCTAGCTAAAAAGCATCACAAACCAATGAAACCAGACTATTTGAATGATCTTACGCGTTCTTTAAAGTTCGGAGTGTCTACAGAACTTAATGAAGAACTAAAGAAAGTAAATATCTATAGGAAAATAAGATTAGCTTATGCTCTGAAATTCAGAACTATAGACACTGATTCAATTATATATAGAATAAGAAATGGAAAAAGCTATGCTACTAGTTTTGATTATAAGTACAAAGAAAATGCCAGGATCGCATTAGATCAAGTTCTGAAATCTATATCAGATGACATCGCAAAAAATGTAAAAGGTAAAAAGATATATATTCCAAAAGAAATAACCTATATGCTTCCAACTTCTGATAAACAATTTACTGGCAATTTTCCCTCTGGTTCTTATGTATCTATTCCTAAAAATATGATAGCTGGAATCTATTGGGAAGACATTGGTTCTAAACGAATTGATTTAGATTTATCTATAATCGATACTGAACAAAAAATAGGTTGGGATGGAGAGTATCGAAATAAAGAAAGGACTATCCTTTTCTCTGGTGATATGACCTCTGCGCCATATGGAGCTTCAGAATTATTCTACATTAAAAAGAATAATCCATCTGCATACATTGTACTAGTAAATTATTTCAATTATACCAAGGACATAGAAATTCCCTTTAAGATAATTATAGCTAAAAATAAAATGGAATCTATAACTCGAAACTACATGATAGATCCTAATGATGTAATTACCATCGCTAAATCGAAAATTACACAAGAGCAAAAGATACTTGGGTTGTTAATCACTACTACAAATGAATGCAGGTTTTACTTTATGGAAACTCATATAGGCACTGAAATCTCAGCAGGAAATCTAGAATATATAGAACAAAGTAGAAGATATCTATTTGATTTTTACACTAATGCAATTAGCTTAAATGAAATGTTAGTTAAAGCTGGAGCTATAATCGAGACTGATAAAGCTAAGTGTGATATCGATTTATCTACAGAGAACTTAGAAAAAGATACACTTATTAATTTAATATCATCATAATTCTATAAAGAAATTGATTTAACAATCGAGGTGATCTTACGGAAATAGCAGAGGTATTATCGCAACTTGTTGCACAACTTGGAATATCGTCTACAGAATTGGTTCGAATTTATACTGAACCAAGAGCACTTATTGGCGTACTGAATTTGCTAGCATTATCGACAAGCATATTGATATCTATTTGTATTGGATATTATACATACAAGAAACTCAAATCGATTTACGAAGATTGGGAGCCTGCATTGGCTGCAAGCATAACAACAACTATTCTCTTAGCGATCGTTCTTGGTATTCTTACTTATTCACTAACCAATGCCATTCTTAGTATATATTATCCTAAATATATGGCAATAGAAGCTTTGCTAGACAAATTTTTAGCAATTAAATAGAACTTAAGTTATATATAAAATGATAATGGAAATAGAAAAAATAATTATCAAGGTAAGTTGCTGTGTTATTCGAATTAGATAAATCGATTGTAAGATCCTTGGTTAATGATGACGTTCTAGAAGAAAGGATATTCGAGCTTGCGCTTCAAGGCAAAAGAAAATATCCAATGACAGCACAAGCTAGTTTGCTAGCTGCATCGACATTTGTTGTTTGCAAACTAGAGGGAATACGAGTTAATCAGGCAGATATGACTAGATTATTCGGAGTCAATAATGTCTCGATTAGACGAGACATACAAAGAATACTTAAAATGATTTAGTAACTTACATTAGGTAATGAACATGAATCTCAAAGAACGATTTAAAAAAAATAGCAGCATTAAGAAAAGAACAGGAAGAATGTTCTTTCAATTATGAAATCTATAAAGATATAGAAAAAGAAATTAGAGCATTAGAAAAACTAACTGATTGAAAGGATAAAACCATGCCAAATAAATCTTATCGAAAAGGATACCGATTAGAGAAACGAGTACAAAAGCATTTAGAATCTAATGGTTGGATAATAATTAGATCTGCTAAATCTAGATTTCCAGATCTTGTTGCTATTAAACATGGTAAGGTCATGTTCGTAGAATCGAAATATAATAAGTATCTTTCAAAAGATGAAAAAGAAAAAGCTTCTCGATTAATCGAACATGCTCCCTTGTATGTATATTGGAACAACAATCGAAAGTTAGATTGGTATCAATATAACGAATCAAAAAAGAACAGGACAAACAGTTAGATGTTAAATTCATAAAGACTTTGTGTTATATTCTTGTATGTATTATTCGACATAAAAAAACAAAAGGTGAAATAAATAGGATGCTTCAGTTATATTCAAATAACTTGTCCTAAGTGCAAAAAACCAATAGAACTCCAGACGAAAGCCTTGGGTGAAAATTGCATGGATACTCTAAGACTTAATAGTAAAATCCATGGTGACATAGATTTTGATGATTGTCTTTTTCAGTTAAAAGACCATTGTCCTAAGTGCAATGAACCGATTATTCTTGAAATTAGAAATGGGATAATATTCAATGTATTTAATAGCCTAAAGACTCCGAATTACATTGAAGGAACCTTTGGAGAAGTCTACACTATTATTGACAATTGATTAACTGAACCCTTAGAAAAAGACACATAAGAAATAAATTGATAATCAAAAAAAAAGAAGGTGATACAATGAAAAAAGTAGGTCTAGTACTGAATGCAATCTTGGATCTAAAGCGAGAAGACAAAGAGATAAATCTTGCTTCGATCGAGAAAAAATCCAAAGTAAGAGACAAAACAATATATGGAACTATTAAAGACCTAAAGCAAACAGGATTCATAATTGAAGATATAACCTCTCCAGGAGTGTTTCTCTTGAACGGTAATCCAGCTCAAATAGAAACAGGATTTACTAGGTTATTCCCTGAAATTCGCGAAATCGAAATGCTAAGAGCAAAGATAAAAAGCATTTATACGAAACCAAAAAGAGGAAGACCTAAGAAGAGATTCTTTGGTTTTTAATACTCTGGAGCATCAGAATAAAGAATATGCTTTCGTCTCGATTCAGATGAAATACTCTCAGTACCTGTAAAAAATCCAGTATAACTAAAGCCCTTTATAGCAAAATGAGATAGGATCGCTAATGCAATAGCTCTATCATCCTTGCCATGTAGGGCTTTAAGTTTTTGATTTTTATCGAAACCCAAATTATTCAGTTCAAGTAGGATCTTATTGGTTTCGATTTGATCTCCTTTAGTCATATATGGAAACTTAATTGTGTCTCTTTCAAAGCGATTAACCAGAGTCTCCTTGAACATATCGAGCTTAAGATCTCTTGTGGTATTGATTAAACGATGTGGTTGCTCAATCTTGTTTACCTCTTTGAGTATGCTCTGTAATGAGTTCTTCTCAGCGTAAGTCATTTTTATGTTAAATCGATACAATTTGTCTTCCCAGCGTTTGAGAAACTTAATTGGATCGCCTTTAATATCAGACCTGGCATCGATATGGATTATAAATAATATCCCTTTTTCGATGTAGCCTACAATAAACACGCAATTGTCTGTTGAGCCAAAGCTTGGATCAATAGCCATGATACATTTCTTTTTAGAAAATGTTGAGTAGTAATGCAATGAATAATCTAAAGATTTACCTTGTATTAGATCTGATGGAAACATCTGCCCAGTAGAACTATCCATTGGATTGAGTTGAAACTCCTGTTCAAATTCAAGATCACCGATTACTGCTTTTCTTTTGATTAAACGAGAATAAGGCCATACTTCTGGCCAAGATACTCTTTTATGTTTTAAGTCTGTAATGGCAGGATAACATAAAAATTTCCAGTCAGGATTATCGATTATACGAGGATCATGAAGCAAATCAGATTTCATCTGAGGAGTACCAATTAAAATAGTATGACAATTGGGTTCTTCTAATCTCATATTCATAACAGTCTTAAAAAAATAATCCTTAATAAATTGATGACTAAATCTCATCTTGTCTTCAAATGGATCATCGATTATTATCCAATGAGGATGCTCACCTCTTGCTGGAGAACCTATACCTACTGCATTAATTGAATAGGAACCTTGCTTCCTTAACTCAGCTTTAGATTCCCTGTCTCTTTGACCTCCTGGGATCAACGGAGAGAGCAGTTCATTGTTTAAGCAAGTTTCTACTATCCTATCTAACTTCGCGCAAGCTTGAGGCTTTGTATGACCATATACGAGACCTCTACGATTAGTCCGGAAATACATATCTCTAGTTGCATAACCAACTAACATCATTGAAGATTTATAAGATTCTCTAAATCCTTGTATCATTACATTCTGATGAGTATTAAGCGCATCAGACCATGATTTATGCATATTATCATTCAAAGGATAACCAAGTCCATGATAACACCAATACCATAAATGCTTAAGAGAATTCTTTTTGAATTCTTTCATTTTAGTAGATGTAACTTTACTGTCTCCAAAAATGTCTTTTAATGTTCTTATAGGATCACAACTATCGTTAATTGTTTATAATAGTAACTACTAATTAGTCTTCATTGATTTCAGTATCAATTACTATCTCTTTCATAGTATCATATATCTCTTGCGATTTGCTTGAACGAATGGTCTTCTTGGTTCCATAAATGGCCTTCTTGATATTGATGAGTGAATCATTTATTTTCATAAGTAGAAATGGATCTAACTCCTCTCTATTTTTAGCTATAAGAAAAGCATTCTCTAAAAGAACTTTGTTTAATCCATTTTCCTTGCCAAATAAAATGTTTACGAAAAGATTTTTGTCCTTCTCTGATTTGTTTGCTAATGGACATTCATATGTTTCTTTATCTACATATGGTTGTAAGATACAAGGAAATATTGGACAACTGGAATCACATTTAACGCGATGAATTAACTTATGAGCGATGATCTTAGTAATAGATTTAGACTTACCACCTTTAGCTCGTTCATCGTATGTAAGTTCGTGCATAAGACTTATTGGAATAGAATATATATAAATATACAGGTTTAAAATATGTTGATGAGTCTTGATTACTTTCAGCATAAAGTATTAACAATTGTTTATAGAAATAAACATATCTATAACTTAACAGAGGAAGATCTGGATAAAGCCAAAAAATGTGTTGCTAAATTTGATTCGGTAAAATATCCATGTGCGCCATCGAGTATAGCAGCAACTATAATTTATCATTTAGTTAAAAGTAAGGATGCTTCTATTAAGATAGAACCCTTTCGCTTGAAGTTTGTTACAAATATAATTGTATTCAAACGAAATGTTCAAAAGAAAGTTACGCGTTTTACCATTACAAAATGGAAAGATATAATCAAGGAACTGATGGAGTAGAGTAATCCCCCATTATCTTCTTTTGTTTTTTTTTCTTTTTTTTTCTTGAATATAATAGTTAGGACTATGAGGTGGATTAAGTGATATCAGAAGAAATAACAACACCAGAAATTGGTAAGTTAGAAATCCATGAAAATGGGTTTTCTCTAACAAAAACAGAATCCATAAACATCGAAGGAGTAACCATTGAAAAAAAAGTAACAGAAATTATCTATAAAATTAATGGGAAATACTATCATCAAAATTCAATTGTATTAAATAACACTGTAGTAGGTAATACAAATCCCATAAAATTAACCAAAAAAGCGTACA